TTTACAAGAAATCATTCACAGCTGATACAATGAAATCGGCATATATGTCGGCTGTGAAATGGTACTCAACGAATGTGTTAAGTAAAGCTGAATTTGTTAATGTTCAGGTGCAGTTTATTAAAGAGGACAAAGGCGAATATCCAACTATTACGATACATTTGTTTGCTGTTCAGGACGGAGAAAATGATGTAATGTCTCAGCATTGTCAGTGCTGTAAAGAGATGCATCATAGCTTCTTCATAAATGAGGACACACATTGCAGTAGATGCAGTGCTGCTGGTTTTCAAAGACGTCTTGAAGAAAAGATAAATATAAAAATGAACTACTACAAAGAAATGCTTAGAAAGCGATTGGAGGAATAAACATGAAGAGATTCTTTAGTATTATGGGTGCAATCATCGTTGATGTTGTACGAGCTGTTGATTATTTCATTACAAGCAACCTTAGGAATTTTGCTTGGATTTTGAATTTCATTCTTCCGTATCTGATGTATATCGTAGGTCAGAATGTATATGCAACAAGAGGTTACCTTGGTGTAGGTGGTGAGCTGTTCATACCGGCTGTGTTTTGTGTGATTACATACGTACTTCGTTTTTATGCAAACAAGATTGGTAAAGGCACAACCATTCCGGTACCTGATAAGAGATTCACTGAAGTTGATGACTATGGTGAAGTATCTATCCCGAACAATCGTATTCAGGAATTGATTCTGTACTTGGCTGACCTTGAGGACTGGCTTGAACGTAAAGGCCTGTTATAATCCAGAAGTTATCCAGATTATCCCAGATTTAATTTTAATTATTAAGGTAAGGAAATATATACCTTATAAATAAAAATCAATCTGGGATAATCTGGAATCCCTGGTGATATACTAAAAAGTAAAGGAGGAAATCAAATGGCAGCATGGGAATACTTTACCAGTCAAAAACAATGGGAAGCCTATCTCAAGGACCTGTTAAAGACTAACGACAAAGCATTACTCAGAGCTATTGTGTTGGTATACGACAATCAAACACTTGAAGAAAAAGACAAAGGCGAAAGTATTGAGGACAATTGCATTGGCTTCAGTAAGATTGATGCCAAAGAGATGGGAAACATTGCAAGAAAGATAAAAGCCAATAAGGCACTAACAAAAGGAGAACTTGCTAAATCACGCAACAAAATGCAGAAATACTGGAAGCAATTGATGATTATCAGCAAGAAGCAGGCAGAGGCCAAGAAATTGCAGGAGCAAAGAGAATTAGAAGCCAAGTTGGCAGAAGAGGAACTGGCAGCTCAGAAAGAAGATGCAGAAAAGCTTGAGAGATTCAGACATGCCATTGAAACATTACGTAAGTGTTCAGAGGAAGGAATCTCATGTGAGTATGGCATCTGTGATGAATGCCCTATCACAACTGGTTTTCAGTTAAGGTTTAAGTGTTAAGAGGAACGGAGGAACAACATGAAAAAGTCACAATATATCAAGCAAAGACGCATTCAGCAAAGAAATCTTAAAAGGGCAACATGCAAGAACATGATATGGCATATGATTATTATCATTATTATGATGATTGCAGCACTATGCAATATATCAAGAGTGGTAATTGCTGAAAAGGAAGACACATCAAAGAGTGTAAGTGAATCTTATAACAATAAGACCACAATGCCTTATGCGTCTAATCTGGTTACATTTGAGCCTCAAACGGAAGAGGAATCAAGTGAGATTGAAGTTGATTACTATCCTGAGTTTACATACAGTAAAGACTGGTCAGCAAAGGAAAGCTATTTGTTGGCAAAAATTGCAATGGCAGAAGCTGAAGGATATAATACTCGGACAAAAACACTAATTATTATGTGTGTATTAAATCGTGTATGGTCTGATGAGTTTCCTGACACAATTGAGGAAGTAATATTCCAGGAAAATCAGTTTAGTCCTATTGATAATGGACGATGGGATAGAGTTGAGCCAAATGAGGACTGCTATGAAGCAGTAAAGGTAGTTATGGAAGCTAAGTATGACTACAGTGGTGGTGCAACATACTTTGAGAATTGTGCAGATGAAGATAACTGGCATAGCAGAAATCTTGAGTTTCTATACGAATCAGAAGGAGTCAGATTTTATAAGTAAGGAGTGAATTTAAGTGGCAAACGAAAATATTCAGGTTGAAATTCTTAGGAATCCAACCAAAGCAGACTGGGCAAGGTGTAAAGAACTGGCACTGAATACCATGGGTAAGAAGTATGCCGGTAAAGAGGTGACCGATGAGTGGAAGAGACAGATTCTCAAAGCTCAGCACTCACCTATCAGAACGTTGATGTTTACAATCAAGCTGACCATTCCATATTTTGCATCAGTACATCTGGTACGTCATAAGATTGGTATTGAGCATTACGTTCAGTCTCAAAGAAATGACAGGCAGACTATGTACGACAGAGAGTTGGCACCACAGAATGCAATGGTAAGTCACATCATTGATGCAAATGCAGAGCAGCTCATGTTCATGTCACATCGTAGATTGTGTGGTATGGCTGATGCAACTACAAGATACATCATGACACAAATCTGCAAGGAGGTTGAAAAGGTCAATCCTGAATTTAAGGGATTTCTTATTCCTATGTGTGAATATCGTCATGAGTGTCCAGAGTTTAAGAGCTGTGGTTACTATAAGGAGCACAATAATGAGTAACCGAGCAGCAAGAAGAGCTGCAGCAAAACAAGGTAAGGTCGTACCAAAAGAGAAAGTCTACACATTGACCGAATCACAAATAGCTGATATGCTTGCAAAGGAAAGACGTAAAGCTTATGAAGAGGCCAGCAAGATAGCAGGTCAGAAATCTGTTGACATTGCTTGGCAGCTTATGTTAGCTATTCCTTGTGAGGTATTGATTGGTGATGGCTATTGGCCTAAGACAGCAAAGAAGAGATTGCCTAAGTTTGTTGATGACTGTTTAAGCTTATATGACTCTTACAATGCTGGTGTATTGACATTGGTTGAATTAAGAGAGGACCTCTGGAAATGGGGAGGCGTTAAGCTTGAGGTGGATGAATCAGTAAAGGATGCATGATAATCCCAGGATAATCCAGAATGACTTCTGGTTAACTTTATTGGATATTTAATATAAATCCATATAAAATAAATTGGATTTATTCTGGGTTATCTGGTGACCTTCTGGAATGGCATTAAAATAAACCAGCCTGATGCTGATAAAATAAAATTGAAAAATCTTCAAAAACTTTTAAGAAAAGGGTGCACAAACCTGTTTGATTGTGGTATAATTTAATCAAGGTTAAGGAATGAACCTAACCGAAACCAAAAATCAAATTAAGAGTTCAGGAGGACAAAGTGATGAAGAAAATCAATGAAATGAGTGTTAAGGAATTACGTGAGGTTGCTAAGGAGTTAAACATTGCAGGTCGTTGGGATATGACTAAGGCACAGCTGGTTGAGGCAATCGAGAAAATTAAGAATGAGAAAAAGGCTGCAAAGCAAGTTAAGAAGGAATCCAACAAGGAAAAAGCAATGCGTATTCAGAGAGCATTCGTTGAGGTTGGTGATACTCGTAAGGAAGCTTATAGATACATCACAATCACAGTTAAGAATGCAGAGGAATCCAAAGCTGCAGATTATATCGATGCTGTATGTGCAAAGATGCAGGAAATGGATGAGGAATTTGAAGCTGAATACACAGCATTGAGATGTCCTGATTATGATGAGGCTACAAAGTCTTACGCAGATATGATTAGCTTCACAAAAGCTGCAGGTAAGATTGCAGTTCAGAGACAGTATGTTGGTAAACTGATGACTAAAGCTATGGCAGCATTAAAATAAGGTAAAGCGTAAGTAAACCAAATTGTTAAAGAGGAACGAGCTTGGATGAAATATTCCAGGCTTTGTTCTATTTTGGAGGAAAGGAGAACGCAACGCAATGGCGTCAGAAAAGAAAACTAAAAATGAATGCATTGCCACAGAGTGGTTGGAAGAAGACAATCTGATGCTGTTGGAATGCTGGGCAAGAGACGGTTACACATTTCAGGACATTGCTAATCGTATAGGTATTTCAATAAGTACTCTTCGCGCTTGGAGAGTTCAATATCCTGAAATTGATAGTGCCCTTAAGAAAGGCCGAGAAATCATTGACTACAAAGTAGAAAACGCTCTTCTCAAATCAGCCTTAGGGTATCATACAAAAGAAGTAAAGGTGACTACAACTATTCGATTTGGTAAAACAGTAGAGACAATCAAAGAGGTGACAGATAAAGAACAAGCACCAAATGTCTCTGCTATTCAGTGTTGGTTGTATAACAGACTTCCTAATAAATGGAAAAAGAATAGAGACCAGCTTATTGAGCTTGATGAAGAAGATACAAAGATTCAAGTGACAGTAACAAGGGCAAGTGTAAGTCAGTCGACTGCAGCTCAGCAAGATGAAACAGCAGAGGATAAAGAGTGGCAAGATGGTCTTAGTACAATGAATCAGTCGATTGAAATTCGCAGTGCTACAGAAGAAGAGAGGGCAGAGGCTGCTAAGAAAAAGGCTCAGACCAATGAGCAGAGCACTCTAAACGTGGCAACTAAAGTGGAGAATGAAGCGTCTGATGAGGATTTAGACTATTGGCCTGATGATTGGGAAGATGAAGATGAAGAATGGGAGGACTAAACTATGAAGGTGACAAAAGCTGTTAGTCCGGCATTCGAGGACTTCTTATTTGATTGGGACTATGAACGATATTTGCTTATTGGTGGTTATGGTTCAGGTAAGTCATATCACATTGCATTCAAGATAATCTTAAAGCTGCTTGAGGAAAAGCGTAAGGCTCTGGTTATCAGAGAGGTGTATGATACTATTCAGGAATCTTGCTATGATTTGATTTGTGAGATACTTGACGATATGGGTTTGCTGACTACTGACCCAAGGGAATTTAAGCGAAGACAAAACAGAGTCCTGTCATTGAAAAGCCCACTAAGGTTCAAGTTCAAGAATGGCAGTCAGATAATCTTCAAAGGAATGGACAAGCCTGAAAAAGTAAAGTCTATCAATGGTGTTTCTATTGTCTGGTTGGAAGAGTGTTCTGAGATTAAGTATGAAGGTTACAAAGAGTTGCTTGGTCGTATTCGTACACCAAACGTAAGCATGCACTTCATCTTAAGCTGTAACCCTATCGGCAGAGACAATTGGGTGTATAGACATTTCTTTGTAAGACTGGATGATGAAGGTCAAGAAGATGTTATGGTGGATGAGGATAAGTTCTATGAAAAGAGATGCATCATTCACAATGGTACATACTACCACCACAGTACACCTGATGACAATCCTTGGTTGCCTTGGCAATACATGAAACGATTGGATGACCTTAAGAACTATGACTATCCATTGTATATGGTAGCTCGTTGGGGAAGATTCGGTGCAACCGGTACGAGAGTATTGCCTCAGTTTCTTATTGCAAAAGACCCTGCAGTATTTAAGAGAGCAATTGAGAGGCTTGGTCCTGAGAATCAGTACTTTGGCTTTGACTTTGGTTTTGAAGAATCATTCAATGCTGTTATCAGTATGAGTGTGGATTTGAAGAAGTCTATCCTGTATATATGGGATGAAATCTATATGAACCATGTGACAGATGATGTGTTTGCAAATCAGCCAGAGATGCAGAGCTTAAGGCGAAGAATAAACGACTTGAACAATGCAGGTCATAACAAAATGATTGTGGCCGATAATGAGGACCCTAAAGCAATCACTTACTACAGGCAAAACGGATTCAGGATTCGAGCTTGTAGAAATAAGTTTGCAGGTTCAAGGTTATCTAATACAAGAAAGGTAAAACGATTTAGAAAAATCGTAGTAAGTCCTAAGTGCAAGAATGTCATAAGAGAGTTAAAGGACTTGACTTATAAGAAAGATGCAAAAGGAAACGTTATCTATGACCAGTTTAATATTGACCCTCATAGCTTTTCAGCTATCTGGTATGCACTTGATACAGTGACAGTTGCTGATGTTAAAGAAAAGGTATTTAATAGCCGTCAAAGAGACTAAGCTATTGAATATATGTTTAAGAAGATAAGAAAGGAGATAGGAACAATGAACATTAACTGGATTGTACGAATCAAAAATAAGGAATTTTGGCTGGCTCTTATTCCGGCAGTTCTTCTGCTTATTCAGGTAATTGCAGCTCCATTTGGCTATGAATGGGATTTTGTAGTTCTGAATGAACAGTTGACTGCAATTATCAATGCTGTTTTTGGTGTTCTTGCAATTCTTGGTATTGTTACTGACCCTACTACTGCCGGTGTAACTGACAGTAAGCAGGCGTTGACGTATACAACCCCAAAGGAGGACTAAAGAATGACGATGAAAGGTATTGATATTTCGAAGTGGCAAGGTAATGTAGACTTCAATAAAGTGAAAGCTGACGGTATTCAGTTTTGTATCTTTAGAGAAGGATATAGACAAGCCATTGATGGTCAGTTCAAGAACTATGTGGAAGGTGCAAAAGCAGCCGGCATCCCAACTCTTGGTGTGTATCATTTCATTTACGTAGATGGTGCAACACCTAAGCAGAATGCTGAAGCATGTATTGCCAATATGAAGGCGGCTGGTCTTGACCCTACGAGCGTCTGGATTTTTTCAGATTTGGAATATGATACTTGGACGAAGGCAGGTATTAAAGCAACGAAGGCATTGTGTACTCAGTATACGATTGAATTTCTTGATACGCTTAAAGCTGCTGGTTGTAAGAAGCTTGGTATCTATTGCAATCTTGATTATTACCGTAATTACTACGATTGGAATCAGCTCAGTGAATATCGAAAGTATCTTTGGTTGGCTGATTATACCGGTGGGCCTGATGTTGATTGTGTAATTCAGCAGACGGGTAGTACTGGTAAGGTATCGGGTATCAGCGGTAATGTAGATATGGATACGCTTTTTGATGAAAGTATGCTATCCGGAAAGGAGGAAACAAAAGTGGGAGTTACAGCTCAAGACGTATTAAATATAATGCGTAGTTGGATTGGTTATAGTGAGGCCAATGGTAGGTATTTGGAAATTCTGAATATCTACAACAGTCACAAGCCGCTAGCTCGTGGTTATGCTATTAAGCCAAGTGATGAGTGGTGTGACGCTACTGTATCGGCTGCAGCTATCAAAGCAGGAGCAGTTGATTTAATCGGTACTGAGGTTGGTGTTGAAAAGCACGTTGACATCTTTAAGAAGAAAGGTATCTGGATTGAAGACGGCTCGATTAAGCCTCAGGCAGGTGACATTATCGTATTCAACTGGGATGACAGTTCTCAGCCGAATGATGGTTATTCTGACCATATTGGTTATGTTGAGCAGGTAAGCGGAAATACGATTACTTGTATTGAAGGTAACATGGGCGAGAAGGTTGGACGAAGAACTATCAACGTAGGATGGGGTTACATTAGAGGATTTGCTCGTCCTAAGTATGCATCTGGTGGTGTTGCTCCTAAGCCTAATCCTGATAAGTCTATTAGTGAGGTAGCTCAGGAAGTTATTCAGGGCGCATGGGGCAATGGTGATGCCAGAAAGAATGCGTTAACTGCAGCTGGTTACGATTATGCTAAAGTTCAGGCTGAGGTGAATCGTATTCTTGGTGGTGGAAGCACTGCACCTAAGAAATCTGTAAATGAACTTGCAAAAGAAGTTATTGCCGGTAAGTGGGGTAATGGTGATGCTCGTAAGCAGGCACTTACAAAAGCAGGTTATGATTACAATGCCGTTCAGAAAGAAGTAAATCGTATTCTTGGTGGTGCAAATACAAAGTCTATTGATACATTGGCTCGTGAAGTTATTCAGGGAAAATGGGGTAACGGCAGCGAACGTAAAGATAGGCTAACTAAAGCTGGTTACGACTATAATGCAGTTCAAGCTCGTGTAAATCAGCTACTGTAAGGAGGTAATGGAAGATGGCTAGTGAAGAAGCTAAGGTCATTGAGGCCGAGAATAGTACTGAAGTCTTGACAGCTTTCAACCGTATTCCTTATGCATTGATAAACGCAGAAGTTTCAGGTGCAGCAAAGGACACTTTGGACGAGCTGACACAAATCTGCAAATACTATAAAGTGTATAAGAAAGGTGCAAGTTTTACTGTTGAGGGTACGAACGGCGATTATGTGCCTGCCAAGCTTAATTATAAGATGGCTGCATCCCTTATCAATAAGGAAGCGAGATTCCTCTTTGCTGAGCCACCTGACATTACGGTTGAGCCGAAAGGCGATGTTGGTAAGATTACCGAAGATGCAAAGAATGCATTGACAGTTATGAACGACTTGGTTAAGACAGTTCTTGATAAGAACAACTTTGAGGAAGCTCTTATCAAAGCAGCTAAAGATTGTTTCATTGGCAAACGAGTTGCTGGTCTGGTAAACTTCAATGAGGATGATGGAGTGACAATCACATTCCTTCCTTCTACGCAGTTTATCTATGACACAAAGGTAGGCAATCCGAATATAATAACCAAGTTTGTGTGTTTCATCATTGTAAAGGACAGCATCACATTAAGTGAGAAACGAATCTTCAAAAAGAAGTTTGAGCTTGTCGATGATGTGGTGTACTTGGAAGAAGTTCTTTATGATGGAGCCGGAAAGAAATTGGAGGTTGTGACTGAATATCAGGAAACTCTGATGCCTATGATTCCGGTAAGTATCTTCATCAATGATGGTTTGTCTGGTGAGGATAAAGGTGAATCTGAGATTGAGATTCTGCAGGACGATGAATCTTGGTATAGTAAGTTGTCCAATGCAGATATTGATGCTCAGAGAAAATCAATGAATCCTACAAAGTATACTGTGGATATGGAATCAAATTCTACCAAGAGTCTTTCCACTGCAGCTGGTGCTTTCTGGGATTTGGGTTCAGACCAGAACTTGGACAATGCACATCCGCAGGTTGGTTTGCTTGAGCCAAGCATGAACTACAGTGCTTCTCTTGATACTACACTCAAGCGAGTAAAGAAATCAGCTTATAATCAGGTTGACATGCCTGACATTGAAGAGGTGCAAGCCACAATCACAAGTGGCAAAGCGCTTAAAGCGATTTATTGGCCGCTGATTGTAAGGTGTAAAGAGAAAATGAAGATGTGGGGACCACAGCTCAGAAATATGGTTGACATAATTCTGCAAGGTGCAATGGTTTATCCAAACTGCATTGAAAAATACACAGATGATGTAATTAGTCCTGTTGCATACGAGGTCTCTATTGTTGGTAACCTTCCTATTCCTGAAGATGAAATCGAGGAAAAGAACATGGACTTGGCTGAGGTTGAATCTAAGACTATGAGCCGTAAAGCTTATATGAAGAAGTGGAGAGGTCTTACTGATGATGAGGTTCAGGAGGAACTTGAGCAGATTGCACTCGAAAGGCAGATGCTTGAGGAAAGTTCATTTGCAGCTAGTGGCAATACTGAACCATATCCTTCTGGTGGTAAGAATCCGGAAGAAGATGCTGAGGACATCGAAGAAATCAATATAACCGAAGAATAAGAAAGGAGGATGCCATAATGGCAGGCAACAAGCTAATATTCAAGAATGCTGAAGAGGCGAGGGATGCTATTATGGCATTCCAGAAAAAAGAGATTGCAAAGCTCTACGAAGATTGGGCAGATGAGATTGGTGAGAGAGCTAAATACTACTCTCACAAATCCACTGCGAGTGCTCCAGTGTCCGAGCGATATTACAGAGAATTGCAGAAGCAATTGAGGCAGACAAGTCAGGAAGTTTCCAATGAAGTTTACAAGAAGATTAAGTCGAATATTTACACTATTGCCGATGCAGCTGTGTCCGACAATGTTAAGTGGTTAGAGTCCTTCGGCTTTTCTTCTGATGGTTTGAATGCAGCATTCAGTTATGTGCCACATGAGATTGTACAGAATCTAATAACTGGTCAAATCTATGACAGTGGTTGGAGCTTGAGTTCCAGAATCTGGGGCGACAATGAACAAACGCTTAAAGACATCTATCAGGTTATGGCAAAAGGTCTAGCTGAGAACAAACCCATTTATGAGATTGCTAAAGACCTTGAATCTTATGTAAGACCAAGTGCTAAGTTGCCTTGGAATTTACGAATGGCTGACGGTAAGAAAATCTACAAAAAGCAGATTGATTACAATGCTCAGCGATTGGCAAGGACTTTGGTTCAGCACGGCTACCAGCAAAGTTTTATTGCAACCACTCAGAAAAATCCATTCATAACCGAGTACATTTGGAGAAGTAATGGAAGCCGAGTATGTGATTTGTGTAAAGCTCGTGATGGTGTTCATTATAAGAAGACAGAGCTTCCTATGGACCACCCGAATGGAATGTGTACAATGGAGCCTGTTGTGGCAGATGATATGGTTGACCAGCTTGCAGACTGGTTCAATAGTCCTGATGGAACATATCCTGAAATTGATGCATTTGCTGGTAACTTCGGCTATCAAGCTTCTAAGACTGGCACAGTTCAGGACTTCATTGCTAAGTATGGTATGTCGTCCAAGTCACCTTCTTCTTGGTTCAACAGCTTGACGCAGATTCAGAAAGCTGAAGCTAAAGCTCTTAAGGCCCAGTCCGGTCTTACTTGGAATGAATGGTACGAAAAGAACATCTACAATGGTGATGGTTCTAATCTTGGTGGAAAGAAAAAGATTCAAGCATTTAGTGATGTTCAAGAGAAATATCTTAAGCCGTATGGATTCACTAAGGACAAGATGCCGTATGATTTTGATGATTGGTCTCATAAGGTTAGCTATGAACAGGCAAGCGAAATTCTTAAGAGTATGGGAACAAGCTGGTCTGACCCGCATCCATACCAGCAGCTGATGAAATTCTATAATCAGCATTTGACCGATAAGAACTTCGTTATGAAGACTGCAACAACTACCAAGAAAGTTGCAAGCACTACAAAGACTGTTGGTGCCCAGTTTGATTCTGCCACTTGGCGTGAAACTATGAGGAAACAGAATTTGAGAACAATGGAAACCTGGTGTGATGATTGGTTAGCTACATTGACTGGCACGCAAAAGAGAGCTGTTGTTAGTTATACCAGTTCTGCCTACGAAGCAATGAATGATTATCTTAGAGCAAATGGTGCCTATGATGCATCTGACAGAATTAAACAGCTTATCAAACAATGTCAAGCTGCATTGAAGAAAGCAAGTCTTCCTGAAGAGGTAATAGTTCGTCGTGGTTCTGGATATAATATGCTTAAGGAACTTGGTATAGATATTTCAGAAGCAAACAAAGACAAGCTGGTTGGTGGTATCGTTCAAGACCTTGGATTCTTATCCACATCGCCTGACCCAAGCGGTGGTTTTAGTTCTGGTATTGAGTGCGTTATCAAAATTCCTGAAGGAAGTCAAGCAATGTATGTTGCACCTATTTCTCAGTTCCATAGCGAACGAGAGCTTCTTGTGAATTGTGGCGGTAAGTTTATGGTTGATGATGTTGAGTTTGATAGTTATGGTGACGTAAAACGAATCTACATGACTTTGAAAAACTTGAAAGGTTCGAAATAAATTTGCAAAAGCCTATGTACAAATCAATCGTAACGTGGTATAATATCTACAGAAGTAAAAGGAGGTGCTACTATGGCAGCAAACAAAAATTTAAGTGCTATTGATGAGAAGTTCCAAAAAGACAAACTAAGCTTTGGTTTGGTAACAAACGATGACCTGGTTTGTAAGGATTGCCGAAATCGGTTCAAAGATAAAGGAATGCCTTGCAATACATCTAAATGTGCCAAATATGAAGTAAAGCCTGATGAAGTCCTCGATGGAGGTGAGTGTATTGAGTACGATAAAGAATAAGATTGCAGGCGCAATATACGGGTTTGCTATTGGTGATGCAATGGGTGCAACCACTGAGTTCATGAATCATGCACAAATCAAAAAGAAATATGGTCAAGTGACCGACATCATTGGTGGTGGCTGGCTAAACCTTAAAGCTGGTAAGGTGACTGATGATACTCAAATGACTATCTGTGTTATGGATGCTTTGATGGGTAACATTAAGCTATTCGAAGAATGTTGTATGGGTAACTTTATTGAATGGTATCGAATGGGACCAAAGGATGCAGGTGGTCAGTGTTCAAGAGGAATAATTTGTGCAATGTTAACAGGTCATTTCATTGAAAAAGATGATGCCGCTCTTGGCAATGGTAGTTTGATGAGAGCTATGCCATGTGCCTTGATAAATAGGCCTGACTTGAATGTGGCACAAGGTAAACTAACCCATAATAATTCAGAATGTTCCCAGATAATTCTGGAGTACACCAGATTGATTCAAAATATATTATATAATAATTTATATACCTATAAAGTAAAATCAATTCTGGAGCTTTCTGGATATATCAGAGATACATTCAATAATTCATTATATTGGGCAAATAAACCGTCATTTGAAAAAGCCATAATCGGTGCCGTAAATGATGGTGGTGATGCAGACACGATAGCTGCTATTACTGGCAGTATTGCAGGAGCAAGATTCGGTTATGATGCTATACCACAAAGATGGATTGACCAACTGGATTCTGAGGTCAAAATTTATTTGGAAAAGTTCAAAAATTTTGTATTTTCCTATTTACAAATCTAATTTTGTGTGGTATAATATAAACAAGTGGTTATGTAGACCAGTTTCCAAGAAAAGGAGGAAATCAAGTGAGTACAATCGACAGAGAAACAATGTCATTGCTTGTTGAGTGCGAAGATTGCAAAGAAAAGTTTCGAATCACAGCAGGTAATGCAGCAAATGCAGTTACTCATAAAAAAGAGTTCAATGTAAATGGGCGATCAATATTTCTTACATATTACGATTGTCCTAAGTGTGGCAGACGCCATTATGTACAAATTGATGACGCAACATCACTTAATAAACTTAAGGAAGTTTCCAGACAGTTTGTAAAGCTTGCTGTGTTAAAGAAAAAGGACAAAGAAATTCCACAAAAACAATTGGCAAAATTCAAGAAAGCTCGGCAGAACCTGTCTGATTACAGGATGAATCTCATGAAAGAATATACCGGTAAGTTGCTGCACGACAACGAAACGGATTCCGACTTTGAGCTGAGGTTTTCGGTATGAGTCAGGAAAAAGCAATAATCGTGTGTGATGAGTGCAAACATGAGTTTTACTTGGATGCCATGGGAATACATGAGGCTATCGTTGAACTAAACGGTGTGCCGGTTACTCTGGTTTATTTTGCGTGTCCAAAGTGTAATAAGATTTACCGTATATCCATTCAGGATAGACGTTACTATGAATTGGTGGAGGACCTTGAAAAAACGAAAAAGAGGATACGAAGAAACCATGGTAGCAATAATCAGGAAATGGCAAGAATGCTAAATTCTATGGTGTTCAGAAAGAAACAACGTCTTGAAGAATACGTAGATAAAGTGAATAAGATGTTCCCAGGCACGTTTACCTTTGTGGCGTCTGAAAATAATCACAAGGAACAAACTATCAAATATCTACCATGAGAATCATGGAACAGGAGGAAATTAAAATGGTTGAAGAAACAAAGAACAACCTCACTGATGAGGAAATTGAAGAGAACGAGGACGTTGAGGACCAGGACGACAATAAGGGCGATTCTGGAAAGTCCGGTAAAGATGATAAATCTGGTAAGGACAAAGGTGGAGACGATAAGGGTAAGTCTGGTAAGACTTTTACTCAGGAGCAGGTAAACAAGATGATGACCCGTGAAAAGAATCAGGGTCGTAATGCTGCTCTCAAAGAATTGGGTATTGACCCTAAGGACTCCAAAATGGTTGCAATGGTTAAAGCACTTATCGAAAGCCAGAAGACTGATGAACAGAAGGCTGCAGAAAAGGATGCTGAAGCTCAGAACAAAATGAATGAAGCCGAGCAGAGAGCTCAGGTTGCAGAAGCCAAAGCTGAAGCTATGATGCTGGGTGTAAAAACTCAGTATGTGGATGATGCTGTTACTCTTGCACTTGCAAAGATGACCGAGGATTCCGACCTGAAGACTATCATCGGTGAGTTCAAGACTAAGTACCCTGTCTGGTTCGGAGAATCCGAAGACGACGACAAAGGTGGTAAAGATAAAGGAAAAGGTAAGATTGGTCAGAAAGGCACTGGTTCTTCTGTCAAGACTTCTAAGGAAGATAAGGGCAAGGGTGAAGAAAAAGGTCTTGGTGCTCGTCTTGCTGCACAGCGCCGTGGTACTGGTAAGAAATCCAGTTACTGGGGCAACAACAAATAATATGGAGGTATATAAAAATGTTGAATCGTAGTGGTATTTCTAAGACTACTCTGACTGCAACTAAGCAGATTCTTGCTAATGTTGAGCTTCAGAGTTCTGTTGGTTGTATCGTATCTCAGGCTCTTGGTGTTACCGTAGGTACTAAGAAAATCGCAAAAGCAGGTACTCCTATCAAGATTGACCTGATGAATCTTCAGACCGCAGCTGTTAAGGCTGATGATACTACAGCTCTCAATGCCGTGTTGCTTCACGACGTTGATGTAACTGCTGGCAATGCTAATGGCACTGCTTTGATTTTTGGTTTTGTGAATGTGAATCGTGTGGATTCCGATGTTGCTACTGCAATTACTACTGCAGTTGCCGCAGCCGGTGCTTCTAAGCAGATTACGTTCATGAAGGCGTAAGAGTAAGAGAAGGAGGAAATAAGAGATGACTATTTTCGATTTGATGCAGAGTACTGAACTCGTTGCATATTGGGAAGAGCTCACCCAGGACGAAGCTTCGTATCCTTGTGAAGAGCTGTTCCCTGATGACAAGAAGCGTGGCATTTCCCTCAAGTGGATTAAGGGTAGCAAAGGTCTGCCTGTTGTGCTTAAGACTTCTGCATTTGATGTGCATGCAATTCCTCGTGCACGTATCGGCTTTGACAAGCTTACTGCAGAGATGCCTTACTTCAAAGAGTCTACATACATTGATGAAGAGCTTCGTCAGGAACTCAATCTTGTTCTTGAGACTGGCAATCAGGCTTACATCGATTCTGTCATGAATAAGATTTTTGACGATGAAACTCGTCTGCTTCGCGGTGCCGCTGCTTCTCGTGAGAGAATGCGTATGATGGCACTTACTACCGGTGTTATTTCTATGGCCGCAAATGGCCAGAGTTTCACTTTCGATTATGGTGTAACTCATAAGGGCAATGCTGCTGTTGATTGGTCTAATCACGCTACTTCTGACCCGATCGAGGACATCAGAATTGCAAAGGAAACCATTCAGGATGAGACCGGTGCTACTATCACTCGTGCTATGTGTGATGGTGCTACTTGGAGAAACATCCGTAACAATGAGAAGATTAAGAAGGCAATCTTCGTTCTGACCAACGGTGCTGGTGCTATCTCTGATAAGCAGCTTCGTCAGTACATTATGGACGAGCTTGAAATCGATGTTGTCGTTAACGATAAGCGTTACAAGGATGAGACTGAGCAGACTGCTAAGTTCATGCCTGCTAACACTTTCGTTATGTTCCCTGACGGTGACCTTGGTAAGACCTGGTTTGGTACTACTCCTGCTGAATCCGACCTTATGTCTGGTTCTGTTGCGAATGTATCTATCACCGATACCGGTGTTGCTGTTACTACTGTTCAGAAGGCTGACCCTGTTCAGGTTGAGACTATCGTTTCTATGATTTGTCTGCCTTCCTTTGAAGCTGCTGACCAGGTTTATATCCTTGATACGACCGCAAGAGATTAAGGAGGGTTAAACATGGTTAAGATTACGAATGGTGTAAATGTGTTTGAGGTAACTTGTGGTGCCTTTGACGAGATTTATTCTCGTCAGGGGTACACGATTGTGAATGAGAAAGCTGCAGAGGGTACAAAGACTCCTAAAGCTCCTAAGGCTCCTGAAAAATCTGAGGATGAGGTTTTTGTAGAAGAGATTCTCGAAAAGCCTATTTCTCAGTGGAATAAGGAAGAGGTAAAGCGTTTCGCAGCTATCAAGGAGATTGACATTACCGGTACCAAGAATGCCAACGAAGCCAAGGAGATTATCAAGTCTTTCCTCGAAGCTCAGGAACAGGAATAAGAGGTGAACCCTATGACGGATATTGAGAGGATTAAAAAGGAAATACGAGAAGCTCAGTCTCCGTACTTTGATGAAGACGACTTCCAGTATTATCTTGACAAGAATCATGGCAATGTGGATGCTACCATCTACGAGATGCTTATTATCAAGTCTGAAGATTCTACAATATCTGTCAGTGGTTTGTCCACTCATGATACTTCGGCTTATTTTAAGCGATTGGCTTCCCGTTATAAACCGTTTAATTCCGGTGAATTGATAGGAGGTTGATGTCATGATTAACACGAAGTTTGAAGTTTATAAATTGAAAAGAGAACTAAAAAGAAGTGGTATCGATTACGAGTTTAAGAGGAAAGGTATGAATGAGTTTGGTGAGCCATCTGGTGAGCTCGTTCCTATTGGTGTGATTCGAGGATTGTACCATGAGGAAAATAGTAATATTCAGATTACAACTGGCGACACCGCAAGGATTCGTACAAAGAAAATTCCGATGATTCTTTGCTTGTATAAAGATACCACTTCTTTAGGTTCTGATAATGAGCCGCCTCTTGATAAAAAAGAGGTTGGTTTGAAAATAGACGACCAGGTGGTTATCAATGGTAAGATTTTCAAGGTGACAGGAATCGTTAACATTCAGGAATGGAGTATCATTGGTGATATTTCTTTGGAGGTGATTGACGATGGCCTTCACGATTGATTACCAGTCCAGTACTTTAAGTAAGAATCTGGATAAAATGGCTACAAAACTTGGAGCTGTTGTGTTGATGTATTCAGCCACTAAAGCATCTGAGTTGCAAGCTAAGATGAAGCTGAATCGACCTTGGACTGATAGAACGGGTATGGCGAAAGCTTTGCTGAGTGCTAAGGTATCTCAACCGTCTCAGACGATTGTACGAATTACTTTAGCTCATGGCGTTCAATATGGTATTTGGTTGGAATTGGCTCATGAGAAAAATTATGCGATTATTGCACCAACTATCAGAGAGGAAGGTCCAAGAATCGTAGAGGACTTGGATAACTTGATGAGTAAGTTGAAGCTATGAGGTGATTGCATGATTGATACAAGTACATTTAATTATAAGAACTCAAGGTGGCAAGATATTTTTGCGCACCTTAAGAAATCCGGTTTTGATGTTTATTCGCCAGGAATGAAAACTGGCGAGTGTAATTCACCCTACATTGTGGTGAAGAATGACGGCTCTTCAAAACATGCGTCTTTTAGCACTGATACTGATTTTTATGCAGTAATGTGTTATGTCCCGAGGGATGCATACAGCGAACTTGAACCAATGATTCAATCGGTTAAGAAGGCAATGAAAGAATTGGAGCCGATGTTGTTTCCATACGGGACGCAAACTTCAAGCTATTATGATGATGCTTACAAAGCTCACATGATTAGCATTGAGTATAAGAACTACAAGAAACTTTAAGGAGGTAAAGATAATGGCAAATCCTAAGAAATCTAAAGCCGAGATTGCTACTATTGACGTGTGTCTGGTAACGATTGAGACTGAAGACGGTGAATTTGGTTTTGATACTGCCAACAAGATTGAAGTTAAGCCTCAGATTGAAGAAGAAGATGCAGTTAAGCTGGTTGTGAAGGGAATCCTTCGTGCTCAGAAGCCTAAGACTAGTACCCTTACCGGTCATGAGATTACTCTTACCGATAATGTCTTCAATCCCGAACTTGTTCTTGTTCTGCAGGGTGGTACCATTCAGTATGATAAAGTGGAAACCACCAAAATTATTGGTTATACCCCTCCTGTTGCCGGTTCTCCCGACAAGGGTGAGGTATTCAAACTGAATGCTTATTCTGCTCAGTATGATGCATCTGGTCAGATTGTTCAGTATGAGAAAATCTCGTATCCGAACTGCCAGGGTGTTCCTGTGGCATTTGGTTCGGAGGATGGTGCTTTCCGTGCACCTGAGTACACCATTAACAGTGCTCCTAAGACCGGTGAGGCTCCATACGTAATTTCTTACGTTGATTCCCTGCCTGTTCTTCAGGAAGTGTAAATAAGAAGCGTAAATAAAAAGAAAGGAAATTGAGAATCATGGATAATAACATGTATGGAAATAATAGAGTTGTGAATGGTCAGCTTGGGGGACAGATGATGTCTCAGCCTCAGCAGGTTAAGCCGGTGAATTGTGATACTCAGATGAATATCACTACGTTGGCAGACTTGCAGAGTTATGCTGCTGGTACTGTAGTTCGTTTCCCTGATTTTGCGGAAGGTCAGCCTTTTGTTGCTCGTGTTCGTAGACCGAGCATGCTTGTTTTGGCTAAGCAGGGCAAGATTCCGAATACCCTTTTGACTGCAGCCGGTGAGCTGTTTTCTAAGGGTGGTGCAGGTATGGATGCCGACAATGAGAGTATGCTCTCTGATGTGTATGGTATCTGTGAGGTAATTGCCAGAGCCTCTTTGATTCAGCCTACTTATGATGAGATTCAGCAGGCCGGTATGGAGCTTTCTGATGACCAGATTATGGCTATCTTTAATTACACTCAGAATGGAGTAAAAGCTCTGGAATCCTTTCGTAAAGAGTAAAAAGATTTTGAATGTGCTAGGGCTGGCAAATGTTTATCGTTGCCGCCCTAGTTCTTTGTTAGATATAACTGACCCTTACACAGCATATTGTTTTGATGAAGCTTGTGCTTATATCACCAGAAAAATGGAGGAAGGAGAAGAACCTCAGTTCAAACTGAGATTCAAATCTTTCAAAGAGATGTATGAACACTATAAGTAAGGGAGGTGAGAGCAATGGCCGTTGATGTTGGTTCTGCTGTGGGTTATCTTGACCTTGACACCTCTGGCTTTCTGGCTGGTCTAAGAAGTGCCCAGAGTGAAGCCGATACGACTAGCAAAAATATTGCAACGAAGATCGGCAACAATTTTCAAAGCGTTGGTAAGAGCCTTACGTCGGTTGGTACAACTCTTACCAAAAGTGTGACAGTTCCTCTGACTGGTATTGCGACGGTTGGTCTGAAAACTGCTTCTGACTTTGAGTCTGCAATGTCTAACGTTAAAGCTATTTCTGGTGCTACCGGAGAAGAATTTGACGAGTTAAGACAAAAAGCAATTGACCTTGGTGGCAGCACGGCATTCAGCGCGACTGAGGTTGCCGATGCTATGACTGAGATGGCTAAAGCCGGTTGGAACACCGAGCAGATTATTGCCGGTATGGGTGGTGTCCTTGATGCCGCTGCTGCTTCCGGTGAAAGTCTTGGAACTGTATCTACGATTGTTGCTAATGCAATTACCGGTTTTGGTATGGAAGCTGCTGAATCGACTCGGGTTGCTGACTTGTTGACGCAAGCTGCCAATGCTGGTACAATTGGTATTAACGACCTTGGTGAGTCGTTTAAGTATATTGCTCCTGTTGCAGGTTCAATGGGTTTAAGTATTGAAGACGTAACAACTGCATTGTCCGCGATGTCCATGTCTGGTATTATAGGTTCTCAAGCAGGTACTTCTTTAAGAGGTGTGCTTACGAGAATGGTTAAACCTACTGACCAAGTAGCAGCAGCAATGAATGAGCTTGGAATTGTACTTACAAATTCTGATGGTACGTTTAAGAGCTTAGACCAAATTCTTTCAGAAATGAGAGGAAGTTTCAGTGGTTTAACTGACGAGCAGAAAACATATTATGCAGCAACATTAGCGGGTCAGGACGGTATGTCCGGTCTGCTGTCTCTGTTGAATGTATCTCAAGAAGAGTATGATGAGATTGCTGCAAGTATGGATAATGCCAGTGGCGTTGCAAAAGAAACTGCTGAAGTAATGAGAGACAATTTGTCGGCTGATGTCGAAGAGCTTATGGGTTCTTTGGAAAGTTTAGCGATTACGTTGGCATCGTTGATTGTTCCTGCTTTAAGAGATTTTGTTCAGTGGCTTACACAGTTGGTTAACAAGTTCGCAGCCATTAGTCCGGAGACTCAGAAAACAATTCTTATGATTGCAGGTATTGCAGCAGCTATTGGTCCGGTACTTATGGTGCTTGGTAAGCTGACATCGAGCATTGGTAGCATAATCACTACATTCGGTAAAATTCCTGGAGCAATTGCAAAAGCCAAAAGTGCATTCACTGCAGTTAGTGCTGCTATTGGTGGAATCTCTGCTCCGGTTGTAGCTGTGGTTGCTGTGATTGGTGTTTTAATTGCTGCATTCGTAAATCTGTGGAAAACGAATGAAGAGTTCAGAAACAAGATGACAGCAATTTGGGACGGTATAAAATCCAAGTTCGAATCGTTTGCTCAAGGCATAGTTGATAGGCTAAACGCTCTTAGCTTTGATTTTGAGAATTTTGGTGAGGTTGTAAAAGCAATTTGGGATGGCTTCTGTAGTTTGCTTGCCCCAATATTCGAAGGGGTATTCAATCAGGTAAGTGTGATTCTTGGTTCAGTGCTTGATGCATTGACTGGAATCTTTGATGTGTTTATCGGTATCTTTACCGGCAATTGGGACCAAGCCTGGCAAGGTGTCAAAGAGATTTTTGGTGCTGTTTGGGATTTGATTAAGGGAACTTTTGAATCTTGGGCTATAGCATTCAAAGGAATTGCTGATACCGTATTAGGCTGGTTTGGAACTACATGGGATGAGACTTGGACAAATATCAAGCAGTTCTTTGTAGACATTTGGAATGGAATCACATCATTCTTCTCGAATGTAATAAATTCCATTAAGACTGCAGTGTCAAACTTCATTACGACTATTATAAATTTCTTTGCACAGCTTCCTACAAACATTGCGAACTTTATTACGAATGCATATAACTCAGTCGTGACATGGGTAAGCAATATGGTTGCTAAGGCAAGAGAAATGGGGCAAAACTTCCTGAATACAGTCGTAAGCTTCTTCACGAATTTGCCATATAAGGTTGACTACTTTATTGGTAATACGCTGACAAATATCGTAATTTGGGCTGGTAGCATGGTAGCCAAAGCCAGGGAAATGGGAACGAATTTCCTCAATAATGTGGTGTTGTTCTTTACGCAGCTTCCCGGAAAGGTACTTCAGTTTATTACAAGTGCATTCAACAATGTTCAGACTTGGGCTACCAACATGGCAAATAAAGCTCGAGAGATGGGAACAAACTTCATTAACAATGTCGTTAGTTTCTTTACTCAGCTTCCTGGTAAAGTATTGCAGTTTATTACAAGTGCTCTCAATAACGTGCAAATGTGGGCTACTAATATGGCAAACAAAGCACGTGAAATGGGTACTAACTTTATCAACAACGTAGTAAGTTTTATGCAGCAGCTGCCAGGTAAAATCAAGCAGTATCTTGATAGTGCAATAAATAACCTCAAGACTTGGGTTACTCAGATGGGTCAAAAAGGTAAGGAGGCAATTCAATCACTCATTAATAATGTTATATCTGCAGCGAGTGGTATTGCAAGTAAAGTTGCTTCTATCGGTAGCGACATTGTAAGCGGTGTTTGGAATGGCATAAAAGGTGCAGCAGGTTGGTTTAAGGACCAAGTGACAAGTTTCTTCTCTGGTATTGTTGATGGTGTAAAAGATGCACTTGGCATTGGTTCACCGTCTAAGGTATTCAGAGATGAGATTGGTCGTTGGTTACCGCCTGGCGTCGTTCAAGGTTTTGAAGCTGCAATGCCTTCGGCTATGAAAGCAATTCAGAAAGTATTGAATAAAGGAATTGATAACATCGAAACTGACGATATTGCCGTTGGTGCAGGTGTTACTGTGTCTGGATTTGCTAATAAGCTTAAGTCGATTTATAATGATGTTGCACTTTGGTTTGAGTCCATTGAAAGCAGAATCGGAAACTCTGTTGATAGCATGATGCAGTCGCTTGATATGCTCATTAGGGCTGGTCAGGTAATTGTTAACTCTGATGGTACGCTTGGTTATATTGGCTATAATGGATTTACAAGAATGCCGACGTCCAATGACGATAATCATTATGGTGGAAATGATAGGGACAATAGAGGTGGCGGTGATACGTTTATCTTTAATAGTCCTAAGGCAATTGATGAAATTGAAGCTGCAAGACAGATGAAACAGACTAAACGTGACATTGCAGAAGGATTTTAGAAAGGAGTGGTAAAATGGTCGAAGGAATCAAACTTCAGAATGTTGAGACCAGAGCTGTATTAACTCTGGATATGATATCGACTCCTGATTATGTGTTAAATTCTGTAGACTGGGGTTCTGTTGAAAGTACTCATCACTCCTATAAGTATGTGAATCAGATTGGTGTGCATGTAACAGGTACCAGTTTGGAAACTCGACAGGTTGAAATTATTGGCTGGGTGATTGGAGATAACGAAGCAACGATGACACAAAGGAAATCAATATTGAATCGTTTCTTCAATCCTCAGCAAGCTGTCGATTTGTTCTATAAAAATTATGTATTAAGGTTTTTGCCGAATACATCAGTTAGGTATTCAACGGCTATAGCTGAGAACAATGAAGTTGTTTGTAAGTTTAGTGTTATTGGTTATTGCCCTGACCCACTGTTTGGAGAAGAAACTGAAAATAAGGTTGCAGCAGCAAGTACGATTCCAAAGTTTCATTTTCCACTGATTATTTCGCAGACACCTAACCCTCCAGGAGGAATCATTTTTGGTTTAAGACAGCCAAGTTTGATTGTAGCTATTGAGAATAGTGGAGCTGTTGCCATAGGTATGCGTATTGTATTTAAAGCAATTGGTACCTTGTCTGGGCCAAGCTTAATAAATGTTGATACGCAAAAATATTTTAAAGTAAATAAAGAGATGACTGCCGGTGAGGAAATCGTTATTGATACAATCATTGGTCAGAAGAAAATTGAAGGAACGCTAAATGGTTTGACATCGAACTACTTTAAGTATCGAGACCTTGATAGTGAGTGGTTGCAGTTGCAAGTTGGTACGAATCTATTTAGATATGATGCAGACCAAAACATTGAAAATCTCGAAGTGTATATCTACTTCAGCAATAAGTATTTGGAGGTGCAAGAATGTTATTAGAAAAGCAAATTCAGATATTGGTGTTTGAAGTAAATGATACGACATTCGATAGTATTGGTGAAGTTAACCAGTATGAAAGTTTGATTTGGCCTGATAAGTTTAATGGATTTGGCACTTTTGAATTATGGGCACCAATTACTGATGAAAACTCGCAATATTTCAAAAAAGGGAATATACTTTGGTGTGGAGGAGATAATGCGGCGGTTGTTGAGATTGTTAAGTCTGAAATAGATGAGATTGGAACGAAGACATACAACGTTAAAGGACGTACTCTTGAAATGTTATTGACGACTCGAATTATTTGGGGAACGTATAATGCAGTAAATAAAGATGCGTCTACTGCAATGTATGAAATCGTAAATCAGAACTGTGTAAACCCTTCAAATGCTAATCGTAAAATTCCATATTTGAAATTGGCAGAAGATTTGAAGTTTGGTGGCAAAATTACATGCCAGAAAACCGGTGGTGAAGTTTATGATTCATTAAGTACGATTGCAAGTACGTATGACCTTGGGTTTAGTGTTCTATTTAAGCCAAAAACGAAAGAATTGATTTTTGAAGTAGTTGAAGGCGTAGACAGGACGGTTGAGCAAAGCACAAATGACCCTGTTGAGTTCAGTACCGAGCTTGAAGATTTGCTTTCGAGTTCTTATTATACTAATGACCAGGATGTTAAGAACGTTGCTTTTGTTCAAGGGGAAGGAAGTGGAAGCTCAAGAAAATCTGTAACTTCAGGTGAAGCAGATTCAAAAGGCTTTGGAAGAAGGGAATTGTATGTTGATGCAAGAGACCTTCAATCGACATCAGTTGATGAGAATGGTGAAGAGCAGAATTTATCTCCAACAGAGTATACGCAAGTATTAACTCAAAGAGGGGATGATAAATTGTCTGAGTGTAAAACAACGGAAACGTTTGAAGCACAGATTCGAGTCTTTGGTGATGTTCAGTATGAATTTGGAGTTGACTACAAAAAGGGCGATAAGGTTACGGTTCGTGATGAACAGCTTAATGTTGTTGTGTCAGCTCGAATTACTGAAGTTCAAGAAGAGTTTGATGATGAATATGCTTTGGTATTAACGTTTGGGTACTCGTATCCGACGATAATGCAAAAAGTGAAGCAGCAAATATCTTAGGAGGTGAGGTAAATTGGAACGCTGTGGATTTTTTGATGCGAATCTTGTAGGTGAAGAATATGATAGAGTCTATTTGGCAGCTCAGTTCGCAGCTTATTTTGCAAGCTTCATTGGAAATGGAGTTTATGCAGAACATTCAAATCAGTTGCAGGTTGTAGCAATGCCTACACCTCAAATGCAAGTTGGTGTTGAAAAGGGACAAGGTTGGATTAACGGATATTGGTATGAAAACACAGATACGATGTATTTACCAATTGAAGTTGCTGATGGTGTTTTGAACCGAATTGACTCAATTGTATTGCGTCTTGGCTTTGCTGAACGTAATATGTGGTTGATGGTGAAGAAAGGAACACCAGCCGTAAATCCAATTGCTCCCGAGGTGACAAGAACTGCAGACTATTATGACTTGCAGTTGGCTACGGTTAGTATTCCTGCCAGTTCGATCAGAATTACTCAAGCACAGATTCAAGATACAAGAATGAATCAAGATGTTTGTGGCTGGGTAACAGGTGTGGTTGAACAGCTTGATACAACAACTTTGTTTAATCAGTTTGAGACGTATTTTCAAGAATTTAAAGAGAATAATCAAGCTGATTATGAAGAGTGGACTGAAACACAAAAGCAAGCTTGGCTTTCATGGGTTTCTGGGCAAAAAACAGATTTTACCGATTGGACGGATGAGCAGAAAGAGGAATACGAAACGTGGTATGCGACACACATCGATCAGTGGCAGTCTGATTTTGATACTTGGTTTGAAAATATTAAAGGTCAGCTTGGTAAAGATGCTGCAGGAAATTTGCAGAATCAAATTGATGAGCATGAAGCAAGATTGAATAATCTTGAAATGATGTTACTTGCTACTGGCATGCTTTTTGCAGCTAATGAAATTTCGACCGGTGAATGTTTAATAACGAATGATGATTATGTATTGTTGTTCCAGTGGCCAATTTGTCAGTGTTAAGTTTAACAAACTATAAACAATGAATGAATAACAATAAATGAATAGGGAGGAAAATATAATGAGTGTACTTTCTGTACAAACTAAAAAGATTCCTGAGCTGCAAGCAGCCACAGGTCTTGTTGAAAGTGACATGATTGTTGTCGAGCTTGCAAATGGTGGCACAAGGAAGATGACTTACAGTAATTTGATTGCTGTAATTCAAGCATCGCTTAAAGGCAATAAAGATGCAATGATGACTATTGCAAGCATCTCGTCTATTCAGACCGATAAAGCTGGGAAGGTTCCTTCATCTGCATTGGTTAAAGGGATGAATGATGATTTTGCAATTATGAAAAGAGAAATCATGGCACCTTATGGTTACTTTGGAATTGAGCAGAACCTTGATACTTTGATGAAATATGTTCGTGCAGGTCAGTGGGATAAGTTCGCTGTTGGTGACTATTTCATTGACACAAGAACTAATGGACAAAAGGTAATGTGGGAGGTTGCGGACAAGAATGGCTATCTTCGTTGTGGTGATACGCCTCTTGGAAGTAATAACATTATCTGTGTTCCTCGTGATTGCCTTGAAGAAACTCAGCAGTATAATACGTCAAACATAAACACTGGTGGTTTTGCAGCTTCTTTGATGCCGGCGGCTTTGGAAACAATTGCTGGTACTTTTTCAGCTAAATTGCAGGGTTATATGGCCACTGTAAGAAGGCTGGAAAATAATAAAGGAGGCTGGGCTTGGGCATCTCGTAGAATTTCACTTCCATCTGTAAATGAGATGCTTGGTTACCAAGGTTGGGCTGACCAGTTTTCCGGTGGCCCTGTTTGTCACAGTCTGGCATTGTTTACCGGTGGTAATGCACACATTATGAAGGGAAGAGGATTCAATAAATCTGCGGCATCTCGTCAGTGGTACTGGTTAGCAGACCCTTCTGCATCTAATGCCGCGTACTTTTGCTTTGTCGACGACGGTGGCTTCTCGAACAACCACGGTGCCTCCAATGCCAGCGGCTTGGCCCCGCTCATCGTTTTAACCTAATCGTCAATCGTGTCGGCGAAAGCCGACACATACGATTGATTTACTGATTAAGGAGACGATAAAATGAGCGTACCAAAATGGAGAAGGTCTGAATCTGTGGTGTGAGATGTTTAGTCTCACCGTGCTCATGAGCATGCGACGTACCTTAGTTTAGGTTATGAAAAGACTAAACGACTAAGTGGTACTATAAGCGGCCATTATATTTTTATGAATCAACATACTGACTATGATAAAGTGGCAGACGCCAACAATCTGATGAAATCAGGAAAGAAATGCGTTAAGAATGTTTCATGGAAGTATTCTACGCAGAATTTCTATCTTGATAGAATCAACAGAGTAAGAAAGTCTAAAAATAGGCTTAACAACACGGATAGAATGTCTGATGGTTTTACTGTGTTTAAGATAAACGAACGTGGTAAGATTAGAAATATTCGTTCTGTTCACATAAATGAGCGAATGGTTCAAAAGACTCTTTCGGAATTATCGCTTGTTCCAACAATAAGACCTAAGCTGATATATGACAATTATGCGTCATTAGAGGAACGAGGCATACAAATGGCTTTTAATAGGTTGAAGGTACATTTGTGGCGGTATTATCGAAAACATGGAAACAATGATAGGTATGTATTAGTTGCAGACTTGCATGCTTACTTTGATAGTGTTGACCATGATTGTGTTTACGAGCAATTAAGTAAAGTGTTTAGAGATGACCCGAAAACATTATACTTAATAATGGATTTTGTAGACGCATTTGGAGAAAAATCGCTTGGGCTTGGTAGTCAAGTATCGCAAATTATTGCGATGTTTTATCCGAATAAAATTGACCATTACATAAAAGAAGTTCTCAAGATTGAGGGATATGGTCGATACAACGATGATTTTGTGCTAATACATAGTGATAAAGCGTATTTGCAATATTGCTTGGATAAAATCAACGAGATGTATAATGACCTTGGAATCGAATTGAATCAAAACAAGACAAAGATTTGTAAGCTTAGTTCTGGCTTTAAGTTTCTAAAAACTAAAGTTCATCTAACTGACACTGGACGAGTTGTTATAAGACCGGATAGGAAGTCAATAGTAAGAGAGCGAAGGAAACTCAAGAAACTAAAAATAAAGTTGGATAATGGTGAGCTTGAGTTTGAGGAGGTAAAACAACAATACATGTCGTGGAGAGGATATATTGAGAAGTTTGATTCTTATAAAACTCTTCAAGATATGGATAAGTTATTCAATGACCTTTTCATATTGGATTGGAAACAGGTCGAACGTAAAAAGAAAAGGAGGAAATCTTACGATGTCAAATATGGAGAAAAGCAAAGTCCAGCTTGCAGACGGCACGGTCTTGAGCTTGAGACTGAATGGGACTGAATATGAATCTGATACGCCAATTACAGATGAAGTTCTTTCTGAAGAAAATCTTTCGAATGTGACAATCGATGACGTGAACAAAGGTAAGATGAAGCTCAATTCGAAATATCCTTTTGGAAGCGGCACACGATTCAGTTTGAGAGAAATGACTGAAGATGAAAAGACTATTGAAAGGTTGAACGCAGAACTTACACAGACGCAGGTTGGTCTTACTGAGGTGTATGAGCTGCTTTTGTCTACTCAGTAAAAGGAGGTAAAGTGCAATGGCTTATGTGTATGCTGATTTAATCAGAAAAGGAACTATCAATCCAAAGACTGGAAAGCCTTATACGATTGATGATGTGCCTTCAGTAATTAGAGCCGATGTCGAAAAGATTCTGGCTCAGGATGTGTGATGAAAATGCTGTGTAGAATCAAGCTTTTCATATTAAGACTACTTTTAAGAAAGGAGGAAGAACAAATGGCAGAAGTTTATGCAACTCTTATTATTAAGGGTGTTCGTACCTTTGAGCAGGTACCTACAATCATTCAGCCTAAGGTTAAAGCTGTGCTTGAAGCACTTGACCTTGGTGAGCTTGCTCAGTAAACGGCTAACAGGAGGACATTGTCATGGATAGCCCAATAACAAGAGCTGAGCATGAAGAGTTTTGCAAAAGAATAGATGCAGAGAATAATCGTCAAAATCAAAGAATCAAACTTCTCGAGGAGCAGACCGAGCAGGTCACAGAAATTGCTCTTTCAGTGAGAGAACTCGCACAAAGCATAAAGCAGATGGCAGAGACTCAGAAAGAACAAGGAGAAAAACTCGAGAAGCTTGAAAGTCGAGATGGCGAGATGTGGAGAAAAGTGATGGGCTATATCATAACAGCAATCATTGGTATTGTCATCGGCTTCGTGTTTCAGCAAATCGGTATGTAACTGAATTTTTGATTGATGAGTGTAGGGGTGGTCAGGAGCTGATTCTGGCCGCCCTGAAACTTTTTCAAAAACTTTTCAAATAGGGGTGTACAAATCCAAAATAACGTGGTATAATATAATCAGGTTAAAGATAAGGCCTATAAAATAATGAGTGTTTAGGAGGAACGAAAAATGATTAAGACTTATGAGAGAACAATGTTTATTGAGAACCTTGCAGATGCAAACGTAAAGCTGTATGTGTATGAGAACAGCAAATACTCAGGTAACATCGGCGAAGAAAAGGAAGTCAACTACACAGGATTAAAATCTTGGAGTATTGTTGATGGTGATGATGCAACAGCTATTGAAGCTAAAACCGATGGAAGCTGCATTGATGAGAATCACGAATACTTAGTGCTGAACTTCATCGATGGTTCAACAGCAACATTTAGAAATTCTCATGTAGATATGTTCATCAGATAAAATTAGGGGTGTACAAGCTACACCCTATATGGTATAATGAAATCACAAACAAAACAAATGCTTAGGAGGGCAAAACAATGAAAAAGGTATGGATTCTTGAGAAGTTTGAAAGCAATGAGATGATGGTTAAAACTCTCGGTGAGTTGGAACAGATGTTCGAGGAAAACAAAGGCAACTTTGATGAAAAAGATATTGAGTCAATGAATCAGACAATCGCTTCTTATAAGAAAAGGATTGAGGAAAATCCAGAAGGAATGTGGATTGGCTGGGAAGGAAAAACAATTTATCGTCAGTTTTGTGATGTTGCCAAAGCCGCACTTCGTAGAGCTGATAAGTCCTGGAAGTTCAGAGTTGTTGAAGGTGAAATCGAGGACAATGCACAGTGTTGGTGTGGTTACAAGTTCGTTAAGGAAAACGAAGGAGTACTTCGTTACTTGATGGCAACAAAATAAGTCACCCTGATGAGTCTTTGAAAATTAAGACGAAACCGGCATAAGCCGGTCGGTGGCATAAGCTACCAAATTATTAAAGGAGGACATAGGTATGTCAAAAGAAAATTTGCAGAACAAAACTTGTAAAGAGCTCAGAGAGCTTGCAAAGGGCATGAACATCTCTAATAGATGGGACATGACCAAAGAACAGTTGATTGATGCAATCTTAGGAGCGGAAGTGGTACAGACTACTGATAAACCTGAAAGTGCTAAAGACGAATGTAAGATTGACAATCACGGTGTCGCAGAGGTGGAAGATAAAGTTGAGAAAGAATCCGCCAGCGTTGAGGTTGATATGGCTCAGAAGATGCCGTATATTGAGAACATTGAAATCGGTACTTTGGTTGCTTTCCGTCTTTCAAGTGGCAAGGTAAAATCTGCCAAGGTCACTCGTAAATCTACTAAGAATCGTAAGCTTAAACTTGAGACTGATTATGGTGCTGAGTACATTGTATCTTTTGATGATATTGTGTGGGTACGTACAGGTAAGCGTTGGCCTCGTGGAGTTTATAAGCTTTTGAAAGGATTGGTGGATGAGAATGGCAAAGAGGAACAGAAAAGCTAAACTTAGTTCGGCTGAGTGTAGACAATCTGTTCGTAAGTTCTTTGAGAGACAATCGAGATTTAAGCAGGTGCAATCACAGTTCAATGAATTGAAAGCACAATTCAGCAGTGATATGGAGGACTATTTTGAGTGTGAAGGCATCGATAAGTCATTTACGTTTTCGTATGATGATTTAGTCGAAAGCGACTTGGTGGTCAATCGTATTCAAAAGTCAAGTGTTGAGTTCGACCCTGATAAGCTTGCAAAAGCTTTAGGAAAACAGCTTGCTAAGCAGGTAATAATTAAGAAGTACGAAATCACTGACATGGACGCATTGATTGCTTACCTTAAAGAATGTGATGTGGACCCTAAAATCTTTAAGTCGTTCTTGAATGTGTCACAAACAGTTGATACTCAGGAGCTTGATAGACTTGAGGAGATTGGGAAGATAACCGCAGAACAGGTTAAAGGTTGCTACACTGTAAAATGTCAGAAACCCTATTTCACTGTTGGTGTGAAACGAGGGCATGACGATGGAGAGCAAAAATGGTGAAGCATTAGCAAAGGTTTTATGGTATTATAATCTGATACCTGATGTTGCATCATTAAGTCAGAAAATCGTTTGCCCTTTTCATGACGATGTAAATCCGAGCATGATTGTGAATTTTGAAGATGGTTCATGGTTTTGCTTTGGATGCGGATTGACTGGTGATGCAAAGAAGTTTGTAAAGCTTATGGAGTCCAAGTACAACGGACTAAATGACTTGCAGGCTTATCAAAAATATCTTCGTATTCTGAAATCCGATAAGTGTAGTGGTATAAAACTGGATAGGTCTCTGATTAAACAGAAGCCACTCCAGAGGGATTTATATAATGAAGCCTATGATTACTACCACGGATTAAGAAAAGTCAACTGGAGGGACTCTGATGAACCTGAGGTGGTGGCTGCTAGAGAGTATATGACCAAGAGAGGATTCAAACCAGGTACCCTACATAAATGCAAAGCTAAGGTTACATATAATAAGAGTTATGGAATCATATTCCCAATGCTTGACAACGGAAAGTTCAAAGGTTGGGTGTGTCGTACGATGATTAAGTCAGTTGAAGAACGACGCAAATATCTGTACAACGAAGGATTCAGTCGAGCAACAACTCTTGTAGGTGATTATGGAACTAAAGACTATGTGTTTGTGGTTGAGGGTTACATGGACCGATTGAAGTTTGTACAATTTGGTGAAGACAATGTGGTTGCTATTTTAGGTTGGAAAATGTCACCTCAGCAAATTCAAAAGCTGAAAGACAAAGGAATCACGAAAGTGATAAGTGCATTGGACAATGATGAGTGTGGTCGTAAGGGCACTAAATTCCTTGAGCAACATTTTGAGGTAACGAGATTCAAGTATCTCAAAGCAATAAAGGACCCAGGCGATATGACTCAAGAGTTGTTCGATAAAATGTTTAAGAAAACTATGGAAATCTATGAATCAAAAACAAGGAGGAAACCATAATGGGCTTAGTCGATAAAATTAAGCAGGACGTAAAGAGGTCCGGTCAGAACAAAGGTAAATTCATTTACTTCAGAGAAGGTCAGAAACAGAGAGTTCGTTTCCTGACTGATATGGACGACGGAATGGAAGTTACATTCCATGATAGCTTTGAGGCTGGAATCAATGTTCCTTGTCAGGAGCTTTTCGGAAAGGATTGTCCTTATTGTGACGATGACAGTCTTCGTACTCGTTCTCAGTATATCTGGTCTGTATGGAATTATGAGACCAAGGAAGTTCAGCTGTTCATGTTCCCTGTGAATAACTGTAGTCCGATTCCTGCATTGATGGCAATGTATGAGAACTATGGCACAATCACTGACCGTGACTATGTGATTAGTGTTTCCGGCAAGCAGCAGAACAAGACGTTCTCTGTTGTTCCTATGGACAAGGTTAAGTTCAGAAATGAGAAGGCAAAGGCTTATTCTGAAAAGTCTATCCTTAAGATGCTTGATAAGGCATTCCCTTGTGATGCAACTGAGGATGACGATGAAGAAGAGGATGAGGCACTTAAGAAACGTGCTCCGAAGTCTACTGGTAAGAAGAACACTCGTAAGCCTGAGCCGGAAGACGATGACGATGATGACGATTACGACAATGAGGATTGGGGCGAAGAGGAGGAAGACGATGCAGTCGATTACTCTGAAATGTCTGCAAAAGAGTTGTACAACCTTTGCAAGGAACGTGACATCAAGGTAGCTCCAAAGAAACCTGCTAAGTATTACATCAATCAGCTTGAGGAATGGGATGCTGCTCAGGAAGACTGGGGCGAGGAGGAAGAGGATGACTGGGAAGACGACTAATGCAATAACTTTGCAGCAGTTGTTCAACACTCAACTCATAACTCAAGATAAGCTCATTCATAAAGGTGTCTACGATAGATACAAGGATGAGCATACGGTTACTGTTCCTGTGGATGATGTTGGTTTAGCATCATATCATGTTCAGCAGCTTATGTCCGAGATTGGTGAGGTGTTGGACGCTGATAAAAGGTGGAAGTCACATCGCAATGATAAGTACGATAAGAATGCAAAGCTTGAGGAATTGGCTGATTGTTTTGTTGTACTTATGAACATTGCAATGTTTTCCGGATTTGATGGTGACGACCTGGCTAATGCAATTCAGCAAAAGCTTGGTGTTGTGTCTGACCGTCTTGAAACTTTATAAAGGAAGTATTCATATAAAGGGGAGGGGCTAAACTCCCTCCCTACATTTTTAGAAAAGGAGAAATCGCCATGAACGATATTAAAAATATGAAAGTATACTTTGCAAGCCCTTGGTTCAATCCTGACCAGGCAGAACGTGAGGAACGTGTAAAGGGACGTTTAAGAGAACTTGGATTCAATGTATGGAGTCCGAAGGAGAACAGTTCGTTGTCACCTATTACTGACCCGGTAATTCGTGAGAAAATCTTCTCAGCAAATGTTGAGCACATCAAGTCTTGTGACATTATCTTCGCAATCACTGACGGCAAGGATATGGGTACCATTTGGGAAGCTGGTTTTGCTAACGGCTACAATGCTGGTATGGAGGACCCTGAAACTTTCAAACCCATCATCATTGTGTATTACTGTGAGACACTTGGCCCGAACGGTCAGTTTAATCTGATGCTTGCTCAGTCCGGTAACATCACAATCACAAAGTTTGAGGACCTTGATAAGTTGCCTGAGTTGATTGAGAAGAATGAGGGACTTGCTTATGCTGGAATTGTTGAGTAAAGAATCCATAATGAGTGAGTACCCACTCAAGAAGATTATCAGGTACAATCATCGTAGTAGACTTCAGGATGAGAGTGTTGCAGAGCATACATGCTTCGTGTCTCTGTTTTGTCTTAAGATTATGGCTCAGCTTAATCTTACACATGAACAGGAACGACAGGTTTTGATTCTTGCAGCATTGCATGATACATGCGAAAGTCGTACATCTGATATTCCTCATGATGTCAAAGCAAACTATCCTGAGATGCAGCAAATACTCGACAGAATCGAGCAGGACTACTACAAAGAACATTGGAAAAATTATCTCGGAGAGGTGTACAAACCTGAGCCGATAGTGTATAATATTCTTAAGTTGGCAGATGCCTACAGTGTATATCAGTGGTGCTTGAATGAAAAGGCTCTTGGTAATTCTTCCGATTGTATTGGTGAGATTTACTTCGAATCTAAAGAACGCCTTGAGAAATACACGAACGAAATCAACAAACTAATTGAGAAGGAGGCCAAATAAATGAATGGTGTTCAGAATGGCTACAAAGGAATTGGTGTAGAGATTATCGGCTACACAAAGCATCCTGCAAAAGTAATGTGGGATATGCTTAAGCAAACTTGGATTCAGCTTCAGGATATTGAGTACAATCCGGAGCTTCCTATCGTAAAGGAGTTCATTACCGGTTCGGTTGACAAGAGACTGAATCCCACTCCTCAGGAAACTGTACTTATTCAGTGCGTGTTTAAGAACATATCGAGAGTAAACCTTGCTCAGCTTACTCGTCATCGTGGTTGGTTGTTCCAGGTTGAATCTCAGATGCCTCAGCATGTTGAGCATAACGTTATTCTTCCTTTGAATATCGTTCAGTCTGAGTTTTATGAGAGAGCTGTAAAGCTTATTGAGGAATCTCAGAAACTGTATGATGATATGACCAAAGGAAATGACGATGGCAAGGACCATACAGTCATCCCTTATCAGGATGCACGTTACTTGCTGATGCATGGTCAGACTTGCGACGCTTCTTGTTCTTTCACTCTTCCTCAGCTTGTGAATGTATGTGGTCAGAGGTTGGAAAACAATACGGCTGATGAAATCAACTATGCATTCAGACTTCTGCTTAAGGAGCTCAAAAAGGCAATTGCTCTTGATGATGAGATGGACGAGCTTGACAAGCTGGTTTATACCAAGAATCTTAAGAGATGTGATTGTTTTGGTGCAGCAGCTAAGAAGTGCTTTACATGTGATGATGTGTTTGGCAACTCTTTTAAGAGATTCTGTGATGGCAATGAGCATGTAACTCATGCAACTGAAAACTGCAAGTTTGATTACAGTAAATCTGCTTGGTATGCAGAGCTTAAGCGAATCTACAAAGAGGAACCGGAACTTCTGCTTCCTGGTGAGGCTGCAATGATTGAGAGCTGGGAGGACTAATATATGTGGGTGATTTTCGAAGGGCTTGATAAAGCTGGTAAAACAACTTTGGAATGGGAGTTTCTGAAAGCAACAAACTTCAAGCATGTTGTGATTGACAGAGGTCCTGTTGGTTACATGACTTTTGATAAGATTCTGAGTCGTGAAACAAAGCTTGGCAATCAGGAGTTTATTCACCAGGCACGAAAGATTATGAAGTCCGATGACTTTATGGTTGTGTATTGTACAGTGGAAAAGGAAACTGCTGAGGAACGTCTTACACTTCATGGTGAGACTTGTCCTTATGATTATGCTAAAGCTCAGAAACTTTATCGTGACAATGTTCGTAGGTATTATAAGTCTGAGAAAACACTTGAGCTTGATACTACAAACAAAAGCATTGATGAGTGTGTTGAGCTGGTTGTTCAGAAGCTTAAGGAGGTACAGCAAGGTGAATTGTAAGAATGCAAATAGAGAAATGGGATTCGACAAATTCTCTGAATGCGATTACAACTTGCACTGGAGCTTCTCAAACTTCAATAGGATTCTTATGGTGGCTGGGCAAATCGCCCAGCTGCCTGTAGATTCTAGAGTGTTGGAGCTTGGTGCTGGTTCAAGTGATTTAGAGAATGTGGTCAAGAAAAACTTTAAGCGTGACGATATTAAGTTCACAAAAGTTGATGGTGATAAGCGATACGAATCTGATAAGACGATTACCGTTTTCGATATTACATCAAAAGAGTTCAATACGAGAATGCATGCAAAGCTTGCTTATGATTGTGTGGTGTTTATGGAAGTGATTGAACACCTTGACAAAAACTTTGCAGCTACTATGTTCGAACGAATTGCAAGTTGGTTGGTGCCAGAAGGAATGCTGTTGTTCACGACTCCTACTCCTCCATACGAAGGAATGTATGAAGATAGAGTGTGGCCAACTGACCATAAAGAAGAGTTTACAAATTCTGAGATTTATGGTATAATAAACAAGGAGTTCAAAATCAATAAAGAGATTGGTTGGAGTCTCGAAGAACGAGAATATAATAAGCTTTTAGAGACTGATGCTAATTTGAGTATGATTACTTCAAAGCTTAGAGGTGCATTTCCTGAAAGTTATGTAAGAGCAATAATTGCTTGTTTGTCTCCTGCTCAAGCCAATCGTCAGATATTGATGATATGTAAGAAAAGGAGAATTGCAAATGGGAAGAGCATAAAACGATCAGAATATTGGATTGCTTGTAATGCATGCTTTAAAAAGAACGAAAGGACAGGTGATTAAGTAATGTCATGTGACTTGCACCGCCACGATGAGTGTTCAACATTCGATGGTTTTGGAAAGCCTGAGGAATTGGCAGCTCTTGCTAAAAAACTTGGTCATACAGCTTTAGGTATTTCAAATCATGGTAATACAAATAGTTTGGTAAGACATTTCTATGCATGTAAAGAGGAAGGCATTAAGCCTATCATGGGATGCGAAGGATATTTCTTGCCGAAGTATAAACCTCAGACACGAGGTTACCACTTATGTTTGTTTGCTAAGACAAAGCAAGGGTACACAAATCTAAATACACTTCAGTATGAAGGTGAGAAAATCAAGTACTACAATCCTATCTGGACGTTTGAGCTGCTTGAAGAATATCATGAAGGATTGATTTGTACGAGTGCTTGTGTTGCAGGTTACTTGGCACAGTGTATTAAGTCAGGTAAACTTGACCAAGCTGAAAAGTATCTTAGAAAGATGGTCGATATTTTTGGCGATGACTTCTATATTGAGATTCAGCCATACTCAATCACTGAACCTGGACTTCAGGAAAAGGTGAATGTTGAGTCGATTAAACTGGCAAAGAAGTTAGGTATTAAGCTCATACTTACTTCTGATTCTCATAGAGGTGCCAAAGAGGATTTTGACACATACATGAAAATGCACGAGGTTGCTAAACATAATTTTGACGATATTGAGGCAACCTATAAAGAACGTTACATGCCAACTGAAAAGGAAATCATGCAGCGATTCTATAAAATGCACAGAGGTGACTTTGGTGATGCCAAAGCAAAAGCCCTGGCAAAAGAAATGGTTAGGAACCTGCAGGAAATCGAGGACAAGGTTGATGGTGATATTCTTGATAAGCTTGAACTTAAGCTTCCTCAGTTTGACCCTGAAAGAGATTCATTCGATTTGTTGAAAGAAAAGATTAGAGATGGTCTTAAGAAACGAGGCAAGTGGAATAAGAAGTATGCAGCACGAATTAAGGAAGAGCTTGAGGTTATCAAGTATCATGGTTTTGAAGATTATTTCCTTATGGTTGCTGAATATACAACATGGGCAAAAGACCAAGGAATCTATGTTGGTCCCGGTCGTGGTTCTGGTTGCAACTGCTTGGTTAACTACGCATTGCATATTACAGATGTTGACCCGATTTTGTTTGACCTTGACTTTAGCCGATTCTTACGAATTGACAAAAAGAAGATGCCTGATATTGACCTTGATTTTGAGACATCACGTCGAGCAGAAGTAATTCAGCATTTGCTTGATAGATACCCAAACAATGCAGCTCAAATTTGTTCTTATGGTTTATATCGTGTTGACAACCTCATAAATGACCTTGCAAAGGTTTGTGGCTTAGAGGGAAACAAAGAAGAGATTAAGCAAATCAAAACCTTTATCAATGGGCACATTACCGAAGGTTTGCTTGACCTTGAAACTATCGCTAATTCAGCAGAGGCTAAAATGTGGAATGCACAATACGATAATATCATCAAGCACTTTTGTAAGTTGTACAATAAGATACGTTTCATTGGCACGCACGCTGCTGGTGTTGCTATTACCGGTGGAAACATTTTGGGCTATACAGCTGTTCGTATCGATTCAAAAACAGGTAAGCATTTTACAAACTATGACCTGAACGATATGGAAAAGATTAAAGTTATCAAGTTCGATATTCTTGGTCTTACTACAATGTCAAGTATTGGTGAGCTTAGACAGCTTACAGGTCATGATGAGTTCGATGAAGACTGGGTAAATGATGAGCAAATCATGAAAGCTTTTGGTGAAGGCAATTGTGATGGTGTATTCCAGTTTGAAAAGAAATCGGTTCAGGAAATGTTGAGAGTAATGCAATGTGATTGTTTCGAAGATGTGATTGCTGCATCAGCTATGAACAGACCTGGGCCACTAAGCTTAAAGATGCCTGAGGTATATGCAGCCAATAAGGTTGACCAAGCTCATATCGATACGAGTTTACCATACTCAAAATATCTTGAGAAAACTTATGGTTGTGTGGTATATCAGGAACAGGTACAAGCTATTGCAGTTAACATTGGTGGATTGGAATGGCCTGAAGCTGATAAGATTTTGAAGATGCAACGTGGTGGTACTGAAAAGGCAATCAGAAACTTTGAAGAGAATTACGACAACTTCGTAAAGAAGTTTGAGGCCGGTGCAAAGAAACACGGTATGACCAAAGAACAGGCATTTGAAATTTTTGATAAGTTCTTCAACTATGCATTTAATAAAGGACATGCTACAGGATATAGCTTAATCTCAGTTGAGGAAATGTACTACAAAATCTATTATCCTACAGAGTTCTGGTATGTGAAGATGAAGTACAGTGGTGATGAAGCTAAGATGGCTAAGTTCAAAGAGAATGCTGTTCGTGATAATGCAGTATTGTTCTTACCACATGTCAACTATTCAGCTGATTACACACTTCGAAAGGTTGAAGGCGAAGTGGTAATTCAGGAAGGATTAAGCTCAATCAAAGGAATCGGTGAAAAGGCAGCTGCAGCAATTGAGGAGGAACGAAAAGCTCATGGTGTGTTTATAAGCTTTGATGACTTCTACGATAGATGTAAATCAAGGACTGTCACATCAAGAGTCATTCAGATTCTGAAAGAACAAGGGGCACTGGAGTTCAATAAGCGAACTTACATCAATCGTGTGACTAAATACAACAGCACGTTGTATGCAAAATCAAATCAATAAAAGTTAAAATTATGGGTGTACAACTTTTGGTCAATATGGTATAATATAATCAGAGGTTGTACATACCTACTAAATTAAAATGGAGGAAATGAATATGTTGAACAAATTCAAAGAGAACAAGAAGATTATGGAAATCAAGATGGACTATGCAAGTAAGATGGCAGATGAAGCTGCTCATGAGTTCATCGACTCGATTTACACTCTTGTCAAAGATGCTTCAGAGGAAGACCTTAAGAAATTCCTTCAGGCCGAGGATGATATGATTGAGCCTGAGGATAAGTTGGCAGTGACTGCCGCATTTGTTGATACTCATGACGACATCGGTGGTATCGCAATTATTGGTTTTGGCAAAAAGTAAATTCTACAGATGAGAATGAAAATGGAGGGCGGTCACAGGTTGGCTGCCTATCCAAGTAATTCAAGGAGGTAAATTAAGTGTCTAAGTGCAATAAGGAAGCTATTATAAAGCTTTGTAACGACATCAACAAAAAGGAAGGCGAAGGTGCCGTATACTCAATCGGCTCAAAACACGCTAACCTCAAAATCAATCGCTGGTCAACTGGTATTGAGGACCTTGATGCAATCATTGGTGGTGGAATGCCTGAAGGACGAGTGGTTGAAATCTTTGGTCCTGAAAGCTCAGGCAAAACAACTTTACTGTATCATTTGTGTGGACTTCATCCTATGTGTTTGGATATTCCTATTGAAGGAACATTTGATGCAGAACGTGCAAAGGTCTTTGGAAACAGACCAAAGCAAATGCTGATTTATCGCGCTAAGTACGGCGAAGATGCATTCAATAAAACAATTCAGTTTGCAAAAGCAGGAATCCCTCTTATTGGTATTGACAGTGTGCCAAGCATGGTACCAAAGGAAGACGCTGAAAAGGTTCTTAAGTCTGCTGAAAAGGACTCGATTGAAGAACAGCGAATCGGTGGCACAGCAAGATTGATGAATAAGTATTTACCTACAATTGAGGAAATCATTGAGGTGACAGGAACAACGCTAATCTTCATCAATCAGGTAAGAGATAAGATGAACGCAATGCTGTTTGGTGAAAAGACAGATACACCTGGAGGACGTAAGCTTAAGCATGCATGCTCATTACGCATTCAGGTAGCAAGAAAAGCCTGGATTGAGATTCCGAATAAGAATCCATGCAATTCAGCTACAACAGAGAAGATTGGCTTGATTATGAAATGTAAAGTGGTCAAGTCAAAGGTAAGTAACCCAATGGGTGAATGCGAAATACCGTTATTCTTTGATAGAGGCTTTGTAAGCTTTGATGACGTTCGGTTAATCAGAAAAGAAATTATGGCACAAAGAGCTCAGCAGTTTGGTAAGCGTATTCCGAAAGAGTTCTTAGAGGAGGATGACTAATATGATTGTAAAAAAGCGATGTTATGAAACAAAATCATTTGATGAGACAAGCGAGTTCTGTAATAGATGCGGTTATTATAGGTCATGTAGAAACAATACGCTTGGTAAAAGGTACAAATGCTTCAAAGATTGTGAGTATGGAAAACATGCAGAGTGTTTAGATTGTCCTGCCAAGTTTGAGTGTAAAAGGAAGGCGGAAGAAATGGAAAAAGAAAAGCATCAAAATTCAAGTCATGACCCTGTCAATCATCCTTCGCATTACACTCAGAACAAGTTCGAGTCAATCGACGAAATGATGATTGCTTTTGGTCCTGAAGCTGTTTACCACTTCTGCATTTGCAATGCTTGGAAGTATAAGAACAGAGCCCCATACAAAGGAAACTTTGAAGAGGATATGAAGAAAGCCGATTGGTATCTCACAAAGGCAAAGGAAATTAAGGGGGGGAACTTATGGCAAGAATAACAAAGGACGAGTATTATCTTGGCATTGCCCTTGCAGTTTCCAAACGAAGCACATGTCTCAAACGTCATTATGGTTGTGTTATTGTAAAGGATGACATCATCATTGCTACCGGTTATAATGGTAGTCCAAGGGGTGAAGAGAACTGTTGTGACAGAGGCACATGCAAAAGAGTAAATGCTGAGAGATATTCAAATTATGAAAGTTGCGATAGTGTTCATGCTGAACAAAATGCATTGATCGCTACAAGTCGTGAACGGTTGATTGGTGCAACAGTTTATCTGGCTTGTGAAGAGTATGGACTGAACGAAGAAAAGTCTGCAATGTGGGAAGAGGAAATCATTGACTTCCATGAGGATAAGAATCCCGTTCCTTGTGGTATCTGTTCACGAATGCTTAAGAATGCAGGTATTGTTCGTGTAGTAAATAGGAGTGGAGATATATGTTTGTAATAGAGGTACCATACATAAATCTGGACCAGATATACGAATCCGGTCAAGTATTCAGTTGGATAAAATTAAGGGATTCAAAGTACGTTATTCCTTTTGGAAATCAAGCTCTTAAAATTGAGCAACAAAAGGAAAGGCTGATAATGAGTTGTACAGATGAGCAGTTCTACAATATATGGTTCTATTACTTCGACATGAATACTGATTATCTGGCAATCAATTATTCAGTAAAGCGAATTGATGAGTACATGAAAATATGTGCAAATCGTGGAAGCGGTGTAAGAATACTTCGGCAAGACTTATTTGAAATGATTATCACTTTCGCTTTGGCTACGGCAACAAACATTCCACGAATCAAAGCTATGGTTGAATCCATAAGCAAGGTTTGTGGTATAGAACATAAGCAATCTATGAGAGAGGCTGGACGAATTACTTGGTATGAGTTCCCAACACCTCAATCAATCCTGGAAAATCAGGATAAGCTTGACCAATGCAAACTTGGTTACCGAAAGGACATCATAATTGGATTGTGTCAGGACATTGCTGATGGTTGGTTGGACTTATATGAGCTTAGTCAAATGTCCTATGAAGATGCAAAGGAATATCTGATGCAATTCAATGGGATTGGTCCAAAGGTTGCTGATTGTATTTGTCTTTATGGTTTACATCACACTCAAGCATTTCCGATTGATACTCATATTGAGCAGATTCTAGAACGTGAGTATGATTGTGATTATGAGACATTTACTGAGTGGTATCTTGATGACCTCAAAGGATATGAAGGAATCATTCAGCAGTATATGTTCTATAATGAATTAAACCCGCCAAAGGAGGTGAGATGACAATGGGTCTTGTTGATAATATAAAGAGAGAAGCTCAAGGAAACAAAACAAAGATTCAGAGTACTGATGCTGCTGCACTTGAGAAAATCTTTAATGCTATGTTTTACCTTGATAAGAACATTGAGGAGGAAACTAAGTTCGTAAAGCAGGTTATGACAAGAGGTCTTGAATCTCAGGAACGTGTTGGTCTTCATGCGTCGGCAATGTTGGTTGGTGAAAAGGACTTCTGTTTGAGAGCTCAAGTTCTTAGTCTGATTTACAAGCAGCTTCAAGGTCAGCAAACTCCTGTTGGTCTTATGCGTATCTTTGAGCAAGGTAATGCAATCCATGAGAAGTGGCAAAGGCTTCTGATTAGAGCTGGTTATGGTAAAGCAAAGGATATGGACTACACAAGATTTTGTGATGACTATATGTTAAGCTACACACCAGATATTGACTGTTTGATTCCTGAGTTCTTTGAAGGAAGAATGATTGGTGAGATTAAGTCAGTCAATACATATCAGTTTCAGAAGATGACACATCATCCTTCGGCTTGGAAGCAATGTCAGTGGTACATGCATTTGTGTATCAAAAAGGCAAAGGAATCTGGCAAGTGGAATGGTAAAGACTATACTAAGGGCTTTGTACTTTCTGAGGACAAAAATACTCAGGACTTTAAGCTTGAGGTGTATGACTATGACCCAACCAAGATTGAGCCTTTTGCTGGTAGAGCAGAATCTATCATGTTCAATTATGACCGTGTGTTTGAAGAACATAAGATGGTTGGTAGGCCAAAGGATGCAAACAGTCCTACATGCAAACGTTGTAAAGAATGCTTTATGCGTGAAGCTTGTTGGAATATAGGAAAAGGAAAGGTTCGTATCGACAATGAGTAACGACAAAGAACTTACTTATGGTGATATTTATAAAGACCTCTGTAATTGGAGTCCTGAACATGCAGCTATGGTAGTTGACTACAGACCTTGGGGTCATACTTCTATTTTGGTATGGCTCAATAATGGTCAAGCATACAAGTGTAAACGTCATGCTGCAGACCGATTCACCATGCAGCTTGTGTCTGAAGAGGACATAAAGAAGAAATATGGTTTATAATTAAGGGTATTCCCAGAAGGTCCCAGGATTATCCAGATTGATTCAAATAAATAAAGGTATATAAATCCATACCTTATAAATAAAGTTCATTCTGGATGATTCTGGAATCCCTGGAATAATATCAAAATAAAAGGAGGAATTGATATGGGTAGACCTTGCCCTTTACTGGGTACAGCTGTCTATCTGGATTGTTTAGATTGTGAAGATAAGCAATGTAAGCAGCATTATAAATATCAGAAGGTTATCATAGGGGTGGACCAGAGTTACTTGAATACTGGTATTAGTATTGCAGCAGATAGGAAGCTTGTAAAAGTACGAAGTCTTCAGCTAGATAGCTACAAAACGAATAGTGATAAGAGGAGGGCATTAGCAAATACGCTTGATGGTCTCCTTAAGGCAGTTTGTCCAAAAGCCAGAGAAGTCGTTTGTATCATAGAAAGAATCAGGCTTCGTTCTCAAGGTTTTCTCAATATCGATTACATAAAGTCCATTGGTGCCCTAAACAGCATCATAGTAGACAAATGTCATGAGTATTGTGTCCCAGTCTATAGTGTAGATACAAGGTGCTGGAAAGCTCAAGTAATAGGGACCAGTAAACCCATGCCAAATAAGTTTGGAGTTCCAGAAGAGAAATGGCCTACAGTTAGATGGCTACTAAAGCAGGGGTGGGAAGAAAGCATTCTAATCCCAATAGAGGGTAGAAAGACTAAAGGCACATTCATACGCCAGGGAAAGAAATATATGTACAACAATGATGCTGCAGATAGTGCAGGAATAGCTATGTTTGGTTTTATAGGTGACCAAGACAAGCTTCAGGAGGAAAAGTAGTATGGCAATCAAATGCTGCAAAGACTGTGTGCCTCCAACAAAGTACCCAGGATGTCATGCTAAATGTGAGCAGTACAAAGCAGAGAAAGCTAAATGGGAAGAGGAAAAGGCCAAAGCTCGTAAAGACCAAGCCTACACAATCTACCCAAGCGACTTTGAGATGCTAGCATGTATGCATAGACCTCGTAAAGACAAACGTCGTAGGTAGCTATTCCCTTACACGTATGTACGTGCACGATAGAGTCTATAGACTCTTATTTCTATATTTCTTTCTTTATAAACTAACTAAATAAACTAACTAAAATATTTTCACATAGGGTATGTACAAATCAAAATCCTTGTGGTATAATAATTACAGTGGTTAAGGTATAACACATTGGAAAAATTTAAATCCTTAGAGGAGGAAACGAAGATGAGAGCAAATCAAATCACAGACAAAACTGAAGTTGTTGAGTACGACAGCTTACATGAATTTTACGAGTATCTGATTCACACACCATTCAACGATGCATTCTGTTGGGCTAAGCATTCCAGTGTTGATGGTGACTACTACTTCACAAAAACGAGAGATTTTAGTGAGGCAGTTGAGTTGTTTAAGAATGGCTGGTCAGATATGGCAACCAAGTTAGTTCAGAGACTTAAGGTAATTGAGAGTAAGACAGAACCAACAATGAAGCCTAAAAACATTCTTGGTGTTGCAGGTTATCAAGCAATCGTTCCATTGTATCTGCAAGGTGTACCAAACAACATGGTCACAAAGAAAATGACACCAGTAAAGCAGAAGGTCATTACCTTGAACAAGTCAATCGATTACAATGGTGGTGTAAGTGCAGACCAGATAATCGAAGAGAGCATTAAAGCAATGCGGATTGTTAAGAAGCTTGAAACCCAGGGTTACAGATGCAACCTGAACATCGTGCTTGGTACAACTGCTGGTTACCCTTCAAAACAGTTCGTTGTAAAAGTGAGAATCAAATCGGCGAACGAAAAGCTGAATGTTTCTAAACTGGCATTCCCATTGGTTCATCCGTCAATGCTTCGTCGTTTGTTTTTCAGATTCATTGAGGTTTATCCACATGTAACGAAGAGTTTTGTAAGTGGTTATGGTAGCCCAGCAACATCGAATGAGATGCGTGAGATATTCAAAGGTGAGTATCTGCTGCCTAACTTCATAAAGAAGGACGTAAATACAATCAAAACGATTGATGACCTTGAAAATATCTAACTGATTGGGAGGGCAAAACCTCCCTTGAAGTTTTTGAAATATTTTTGAAAAAAGGGTGTACAAGCTCATAATTATGTGTTATTATAATATCGTAAGGTACATAAAGCCTACGAACAAATCACAAAGTTTTCAGTTGAAAAGGAGAAAAACATTATGACAAACGTAAATTTCGAAGTTATCAAGATTGAAATGGCAATCACTCACAACAATGCAGAGCTGGTTGAGTTCATCCACCAGATGCGCAAGGAAGCTGAGAGCAAAGGAATACGGTATGGCAATTGATTACATGGACCCGAACACAGGTAACATCTACAGATTGACTGATGCAATCGATGATGGTGAAGGTGGTTTGCTTGTACCGGTAACCGCACCATATGGTGATAGTATTTTACTTGGCTATGCAAAGATGCAAAAGCCAGAATAGGAGGAAGCAACATGTCAAATCAAAAAGGAAAACCACTAATAAATGTCAATGACATCATCGGCAAGCGCTTAGGTAAGCTCGAAGTCATAAGTTATGCAGGACACCATTATGATATGACTCTTGGTGGCGAACGAATGCGTCACTACTACAGAGTACGTTGTGAGTGTGGAACAATTAAGATAGTGCAGAGAGGACAGCTTACAAGTGAGATTGTTCATAGCTGCGGTTGTGGAAGGAGGGGAAGACGTTGATTAAGATGCGAAACAATACCAAGCCTGATGCAATCTGCTGTGAATGTGGCGAAAGCCAAAAAGAAGTTCTGAATATGTTTGATTTGTGCATTGGTGGTAACATCTTCACAATCTGTGATGTGTGCGATGAAAAGATACTCAGTAAGTGCTTGAGTGCAGAGGTCATGAAGAATGGCCGAGTAAAATCACAGCAAGACATGGCAATCATTCGTAAGCGTAAAAGTAGAATAGGCCTCCGTTCTGGAGGTGAATATAAATTTGTTCGAAAACTGGAATAAATCACATTGGTGACGCATGTAGAGGTTGCAGAAAATCGGCAGGCGGATTTATATGGAGATATTTATAAAGCTATGATAAGTTTTGATAAAATGCCATGTTTATATTGGAGCGACGCAACTAAGATTAGCTATTTGCAAAGGCGCATAATCGTATACAGCATTATGTATTACGAGCAAAATGAGAGTTGTGTGTCTGACCAATACTACGATAGTATATCCCATCAGTTAGTTGAATTGCAAAGAGCATGTGACCCTGCAGAGTTCAGGCGTTCAACATACTACTATGCAATGTATGACTTTGATGGAAGTACAGGCTTTGACATTCCGTCAAGGCTGACTAAATACGACCGTGAGTATCTGACAAACATCGCATCTCATGTGTACAAGCAATGGAAGGATTCGACCACAATAGAACAAAGAAGGAGGGCGCTAAATGCTAACACTAAAGGATTTAGATAGTCGAGTTTACAGCGGTAAGATTTGCTCAGAGTTTAGCTACATTCTGAAAGACGATAAAGGGAAACCAAAGTTCAGAGCAAACTTCGCAAGAGGTCAGGAAGAGAATGAATGGCAAATGCGTATTGTGTTAGACAGGACACGAGATGCTGATAGTCAGGTATACACATTCGGGTATATCATGCCTAAGTCAAATCTGCCGCTTGAGCTGATTGCAGCAACTGGTCTCAAATATTTTCAGCTATATCTTAAGGAAGAGATACAAACCAAGTCTGAATACGACTTTATGCTTGGTGATGTGTTAAAAGGTATGTAAGCATGAAGCGTAGTGGAAAATTTTATCGACGTAATGAAGCTGAAGTTATGAGGTCACTTGGCTTGGAACCCACGCCAAATTCTGGTTCTGGGCCAATTTGGAAAGAAGATGGTCAATCAGATGAAGTTATTTGTCAGTTAAAATCAACTGATGCCGAGAGTATTAGAATACATAAAAAGGACTTAGATACATTGAGCTACAATGCAGCTGTTGCTCACAAACTACCTGTGTTTGCAATTCAATTTCTGCAGTCCAATGAGGTTTACCTACTGGTTAAGCCAGATATGCTTTGTGAAGCAGCTCAATATATCGAGACAGGAGAATACACCAGTGCAAACGCATTCATAGGTGTTGATTTAAGTGAGCATGAAGATACGACTACTGTTGGTGGTAGGACAATCAAATCAAGCTCAAGAGCACGTAAGCAATTCAATGAAGAAAATGAGAAACGATTCAAAAAAGAAAAGAGGTCAGCGACATGAAAGTAAAGGTCAAAGAGGTAGTGAAATACGGTGGCCATAGCTTATCGGCTAATGGTTCAGTTAACTTCACACTTAAGGCTCAGTATTCTGAGCTTTCCAATACAATTCAGCTTATGCAGATGCTCAACAATGATGTGAGTATCAAAGCTAAAATCCCTGGTGGTAGTCCTATGAGGCTTGGATTCTTCAGGGTAAAGCAGATTGTCATCGATGGTGATGGTGAATCCACAATCAAGTTCAATGATCTTAATGACTACATCGAAATGGACAATCTGAATTTGCTTCCTTTGAACTCTGACGAAAACAAAGAGTTTGTTGTTCTTATGGAGGCTGAAATTGAAACAGACGAAATGGAGGACATTGAAGATGACGAAGAGTAAGATTGAGTACCATGAGCTTTCCAGAGCTAAGGTAACCGATTCAAGGAACATTGTTATTTCTAACTGTTCCAAAGGTGGCTTCACAATTGCTCAGCAGCTTGAGGCCAAGGAAAACGACAAGACTACTTCGGTATTCATGAAAGGTGCATTCCATGTTGAAGATATTCATGGATTGTATAACCTTAGAGATGCAGTAAATCTTGCAATCAAAATTTCTGAGGAAAATTCCGAAGATTCAGATGCATGGGATGAGTAAAAAGTTCAAAATATTTTCAAAAACTTTCAAAAAGCCTATGTACAAATGGTAAGTAACCTGGTATAATATATTCAAAAGGTGGAGGTTAGGAAACCTCAATCCTACCTCCACAACTTAAAAGTAAGTCCTGAGTTCAGGAGAAAACATCAATCAAAAATCAAAACATGAAAAGGAGAAATCAAAAATGGCAAAGAATTACACTTTCAATGAAGCGGTTAAGATTATCGCAAAGGGAACTGACCTGGAGGCAATTACCGACATCGGTAGACGTTATCCGGTTCTGGCACACAAGATTGCAGTTGTTGCTGCTAAGGCTGGTGAGGAGTTTGTTGACCTTATGGGTTACATGCCTGATTACCTCACTGCAAACAAAGTGAATACAGCTATTAAGGCTGGTATCACTGAATCTGGTTCTGATGAGGATGCTGAGGACACTGAAGCTGAAGCTACTACCGAAGATGCAGGTGAGGATGCAACTGAGGCAACTGCTCAGTGGGATGAGTCCATGAGCGCTAAGCAGCTTTGGGACATCCTTGGTAAGGCTGGTAAGAGAAAGCTTGCTAAGTCTACTAAGAAGGCTGACCTGGTTGAAGCTTGTAAGCAGGCATTCGGTGCAGCTACTGAAGCTGAAGCTGAAGATGCTGAAGTAGAGGATGATGCTACTGAGGCTAATCCTTATGAAGGTAAGTCCGCTATGAAGCTCTTCAAGGAGTGCAAGGCTCGTAAGATTAAGGCAGCTCCTAAGAAGCCTGCTAAGTTCTATGCTGACCTGCTCATCAAGGACGATGCTGCAAAGGCTGAGGCTACTGAAGCTGAATCTGAGGAAGATGATGACTGGGGCGACGAAGAAGCTGAGGCTCCTAAGAAGGAAGATAAGAAGGCTGCACCTAAGGCATCTGCTAAGGGTGGTAAAGCTAAGGCTGCTAAGAAGGCCGAGGCTGAGTCTGAGGACGACGAAGACTGGGACATTTAATGTTCAGTCGGTATATGAATCCGCCTCAATAGATAGCCGTAAGCTGGGTATGTGTGAGAGGCATGTACCCAGCTTATACTTGTTTTAAGGAGGTACAAGCTGTACTATGAAAACAGAACAAATTCTAAACCTTGACTACAGAAAAGAAGAAAGTCAAGAGATAATTCAGAAGGTGTTGAGGAAAATCAAACCATTTTCTAAATACTCAGATGAGAATGACATTCCCATTGAAGCAATTGAAAAGCTTGTTCGTGTGTTGGTTCAAAAATATGAAATCACACCACAGTGGATGAGCATGTCGTACTTTGAGCCTATTCTTGGTATTTACTCCATTGGTGTAAAAACGACAACCGACCATAAGTTGTTGGGAACAGTCTATGGTATGTGTCTATATGAGGTGTTTGCTAAGCTGGCAATTAAGATGTATTCAGAGGTAAAGTCTGGCAACATATCGGTAAGGACCATGACCAAAGAGGAAAAGCAAAGAGAACGACTTGCAAAGCAAGCTGATGCTAAGATGGCTGAAACTGAAGACGATGACGAAGATTGGAGTTAAGGAGGAAGAACCATTGAGAGTAAGAATCTTTACAGATGGTGCTTGCTCAGAAAATCCTGGCCCAGGTGGATGGGCTACAGTCTTCAATACAGCAAGTAAATGCTCAACGATTAGTGGTAATGAAAAGATGACCACAAACAATCGTATGGAGCTTAAAGCTGTAATTGAAGCATTTAAGAAGGTGCTGAGTAAGAATCTAAGTGATGCCGAATATGAGTTGTATTCTGACAGTGCTTATGTTGTTAACTCAATCAACAATGGCTGGATTGATAAATGGCAGCAAAACAATTGGAAGACAACTAAAAACGATGATGTGAAGAACAGAGACTTATGGGAGGAACTTGCATTCCTAAGAAATAGAACAAGGTCTCTTGGTATTTACATAAAAATCATAAAGATTAAAGGTCATGCCGGCAACACCTTCAATGAGCTGGTTGATAAGCTAGCTAAAGAGGAATCACTCAAAGCAAAGGAAGGTGTTGACTATAATTAAGTACTCAAAAGAGTTTTACAAGAAATCATTCACAGCTGATACAATGAAATCGGCATATATGTCGGCTGGGTAAAG